TTACCGTATGGAATCTACTGTAAAGGATCTTAAGGTTAAAGTAGTTGAGTGGATGCACACCCAAGGCTACGACAAGGTTGACATCAAAGCTATCCGTAAAACCAAAGACAAATACTTTCAAGGAACTATGGTTGGTGTTGCAGCCTGTTTGGTTCGAGGCATGCCTGAAGTTCACGAAGGATTTAATAACGGTCGAGATACTGGCACATGGTTGCGTAACGAAATCAACAAAGTTATGAATGAAGGTGCTAGCGACCGTGAAGAAGATGAAGACGCACCTAAAGTAGAAAAACCGGCAGTTTATACTCCTAGTATTCAAGAACGTGTTCGCGATGCGGCGTTTGGTATGACAGAAGAGTTAGAAGACGCTTACGAAAGCTATCAACTTGATCCAGAAAACTTTGACCCAAAGCAATTTAAAATTCTTAACTTGCTCAAAGGCAAGGGTGCTAAAGCAGCTCATGCACGTATTATTCGTGACTTCTACGGTCGCGACCTTGCTGAACTTTTAGAATTGGCTAGTGGTAATGCCGATGAACAGTTGCGTGAAGGATACAAACACCGTAGCCGTAAGCAGATTAAGAACTTTATTGCATTCTTGCAGGAAATTGAATCAGCTTGCAACATGCTGATGCAAGAAGCTAAGGTTAACAAGAAGCCACGTAAAGTCAAAGCTGTTAGCAAAGATAAGGTTGTTAGTAAACTCAAATACATGAAAACTAACGAACCTCTTAAGTTAGTTAGTATTAATCCTGCTGATATTATTGGTTCTAAAGAATTGTGGGTTTACAATACTAAAACACGTAAACTTGGAAAGTACGTGGCTGAAGATTACAAAGATCTTGGTGTTAAAGGTACTACCATTACTGGGTTTAGCGAAACTCAAAGTATTTGCAAAACACTACGAAAGCCAGAAGAAAAACTTAAAGAGTTTAAATCTGCTGGTAAAGTAGCATTGCGTAAGTTTTTAGACGAAATCAATGCTACAGATACACGTATGAATGGTCGTATCAACGAAGAAACTATTCTACTTAAAGTAGCATAATATGTACAGGGCCGTAGATAAATACTCAAAAGAGAGTATTTTCTATGGCCTTAAACGTATTCGAACCGCTAAAATTCAGCACCCAAGGTATTACCGACCTTGCCACTAAAGAATCACTAGTTGTTACCAATGGACGGATCACTGTTGATACAGTAGAACCTAAAAGTCAACTAGCCTTTGTTGCAGGCAATTTTGCAGACCTGGAAAATAAAGGCGTAAGATGGACTGACAATCGCAGATCTAAAAGTCTAGTTTACAAAGATGCTAGCCTATGGACAGACCTTAGCATTGATCTAGCAGAAGAACAAGAATATAAAATTAATAGAGCTACAGTTTTAAGTTTTACAGAACTAGGCAATACAGTTACCAAAAGTAATCTTAAACAAGTAGGCACACTACGAAGCCTTGACGTAGACGGGCCAACAGTATTAGGTGGTTTCTTTTATGCAGCCAGTGAATTGAATCGTGTAGGTATTAATACAGATTCTCCAGCGGGTGCGCTAGGTATTGTAGAAAACAATGTTGAACTAGTTTTAGGCAGTAATAAAAACGGTTATGCTATGATTGGTACTCATAGCAGTGATAGTTTAGATATTATTACAGACAATACAGTTAGAATCACTGTAGCAACTAATGGCGATGTTGTAGTACATGGTAAACTATACGCTGAAGAAATAATCACAGAACGCTCTAGTCCTGTTGTGTTTAAAGAAACAGACACTAGTCTTAAATACGGAAAAGGATTAATGTGGGCTGGTAAGGTCGGTCCTAATAATCAGTTTACATACCAACCAAATCCAGATAGACTTTGGTCAACTGAAATTATTGATTTATCTAAAGAAAAATATTTCTCTATTGACGGGCAAGTTGTTCTTAGTCAACATAGTCTAGGCAGCAGTGTTGTAGAAAGTAGCTTAACCAAACTAGGTATTTTAACAGAATTACAAGTAGCAGGCGATGCTGCCGTTACACGAACACTACACACAAGTAGAATTGAATTAGGCCGTAGCGCATTAGAAGAAAATCGTATTGAGTTTTCTAATGAATTTGATATTAGAACTGGTCAAACTAAAGAATTAACCATTGGTGAAAGTATTGTAATTGGTAATAGTACAAATACTAATAGATCCGTTAGTGTTTACGGTAACCTGTTAGTTGGCCAAGCCAGTGCTCCAGACGGAGTTAGCCTAGCAGTCAATGGTGCTATCAGTTTCCAAAATAGAAAGTTTGCAGTTGGCGCAGGTATTCCTACGGAAGGTAGTTTCAAACGCGGAGACATTGTATGGAACAGCGACCCTAAAGGTTCTGATTTCATCGGTTGGGTCTGTGTAGTTGAAGGCTCACCCGGCCACTGGTTACCATTTGGACAAATTGCTACACAGTGAACATTTGGGTTATAGGTAACGGCCAAAGTCGTGCAGGCTTTGCTGTTAATCAAATACGTGATCACACTATAGGTTGTAATGCTGTACATAGAGATAGTTCGTGTACAGAATTTGTAGCTGTTGACATGCGTATGGTCAACGAAATACTCAGCAACGAACAACACAAAGATAAAATAGTCTACACTAGGCCAGACTGGGCTGATAGGTATACTAGTCGGCGAGTGCGTATTTTACCTGATCTTCCATTCAAAGGCACTGCAAAAGCAGATGATCCGTTTCACTGGAACAGTGGACCGTTAGCAGTTATACTGGCTGCTAGTTACAATCCTAAAGAAATACATTTATTAGGTTTTGATCTTTGGGACGATAACGGAACAGTTAATAATTTGTATAAAGGCACTGCAAATTATGCCGCTAACGGATCAAATGCTGTTAGTCCAGAGTTTTGGATATACCAATTAGAAAAAACATTTAGGCATTATCACAATATCAATTTTATACAACACCAACAGGCCAATTGGCGAATTCCAGATAGCTGGCTGGCTATCAATAACTTGACAATTAAATATATTTCTGTATAATTACATATAGAGGTCTTAGGCATTCACCCCTCTTTAAATATTCTGCATGTCATCAAACTTGCTACTTTTTACAAGGAGACTAGAGATGGCAAATCTACAACCCGTACTTTACAAGTACACATCAACAAAAGAATATCACGACGCTTTTCCCTGCGCTTATAGGCAATGGCGAGCTGACAGTCACTGTAATCTAATTCATGGTTACAGTTTCTCAATGAAGTTTTATTTTGGTACTAATGATTTAGATGTTCGCAACTGGGCAGCTGACTATGGTGGACTAAAAGAACTCAAAAAAGTTTTAGAAGATCAATTTGACCACACACTTATTGTAGCAGCTGATGATCCAGAAATGGCTACATTTAAGTTGTTACAAGAAAAAAATATGGCTAAGATTGTAGTGTTACCTAAACTAGGATGCGAAGGCCTTAGCGATATGCTGTACAAATACGTAAACGGCGTATATATTCCAGAAATGTGGGGACCAGGCGAGGCAGCTCGGTTATGGTGCTACCGCGTTGAAGTTAGAGAAACACAAAGCAACATGGCTTTCCGTGAAGGCCATCGTGAATGGAATGAAGATCTGTTTGCATAATGAATCGTTGGATTGTTTGTCTTAAACACGGGCCAAAGTACAGCTCTGACTATGTCAACAAACTGTATAACATGACCAAAAGGAACAGTCTAGTTCCTTTTGGTTTTGCCTGTATAACGGAAGATCCTGCAGGATTAGATCCTGCTATTACAATTATACCTATACCAAATTATCACTTACAAGGTTGGTGGTTTAAACCTTGGGTGTTTAGCAACGAATTACCTTTAGATGGTACTATACTGTTTATGGATTTGGACATAGTTATTATTCGCAACTTTGATCTATTATGGGACTATGAGCCTAATAAGTTTTGTATCATTAAAGACTTTAATCGATCCAGCGTAGAAAACTGGAATAAGTTTAACAGCAGTGTGTTTAGATTTCAAAAAGGACAATTTCAATATGTTTGGAATAATCTTAGAGAAAATCTAGCACAAACTGGACGTTATCATGGTGACCAAGATTGGATCTACGAACAGATAACCGAAAACTTTGCCTACTGGCCTTATGAAATTATCATGAGTTATAAATGGGAAGTTCGTGATCGAAACGATGTAGTTCGTTTAGGCCATGAAAGAATATTTAAAGATAGAGCTAATCCAGAAATAAATCCAAAAACATCAATATTAGTATTCCACGGTGATCCAAAACCTAGTAGAGTAGAAGATCCTATCATTGTTCAAAACTGGCGTTAACTCATTGACACGGTCTATAAGACCTGTTATAATAAACTATGACACACTTTTCACACACTAAGCATATTGGTTTTGCTTGTAAATGGATCGACGAGCCGCGGCAAGTTGATGGCATTAAACCCAAAGATGATTGTAAAAAATATAATACTGGTACTACTACCGTTGCATGGTTAAATAGACAGAGCAAGGATGTAGCTGCCGAAAAGCTATGGGACCTTATGAAAGGTAACATTGAGTCTACTCGCTTGCTAGTTGAAAAGGTAGGTGCATTAGATGAAAATCTTAGAATGGTACGACTCAGTAGCGATATCCTTCCTGTGTTCACTGAGCCTAGCTGGTCGTGGTTCTATAGACTACCCGATGTCAGAGATTACGCAGAGCGATATTTCAGAGCAGTGGGAGATTTGGCTCGCCAGAATTGTGTTCGCCTTAGTTTCCATCCTGGTCAGTTTTGCGTGTTGGCATCTGCTGACCCTGATATTGTAAACCGATCTATTGAGGAATTTGAATATCATGCAACTATGGCCAGCTGGATGGGTTTTGGTAAACAATTTCAGGACTTTAAAATCAACGTCCACATCTCGGGTAGAGCCGGTCCAGAAGGTATTAGACTCGCCTATAAGAGACTCAGTCCAGAAGCCCGTAACACAATTACAATCGAAAACGAAGAAAACGCCTGGGGGTTAGATGATTGCATTAAGTTGGTTGATCTCGTTCCTATCGTACTCGATATTCATCATCATTGGTGTAAGACGGGAGAGTACATTACCACCGTGGACCCTCGCGTCCAAGCTGTGGTTCAGTCTTGGCGCGGGGTTCGCCCTGTTTGCCACTATTCTGTCAGCCGTGAAGATTATCTCGTGGGTCACGACACTGGTGTAATTCCAGACTATACTAGTCTACTAGAGTCTGGACACAAAAAACAAAAACTGCGGGCCCATAGTGATTTCTATTGGAACACCGCAGTTAATGAGTGGGCTCTACAGTTTTTAGAAACACACGATATTATGTGCGAGTCTAAAGGTAAGAACCTAGCCAGCTTTGCTTTGCATCAGCAGGCAAAAGATTTAAGCCTTTTGTGATTTAGGCTTACGAGGCGTACGAGGCTTTTTTTCACCCGCTGGCTTTTTGGCAGCGGGTTTTTTCTTGGCTTTTGTAGCAGCGGGCTTTGATTCAACTGCTGGTTCTGGTGCAGAAGTTGGTGCGACCTCAACTACAGCAGGTGCTGGAATAGACTCTGGAACTGCTACGGGTGCAGGTGCCTCAACTTTGTATGGTGCCTCTGATGCTTTTTGTTCGGGTAATTTACCAAACAAAAATTCTTTAATTGTTTTGAACATAATATGTTCCTCCTTAGGTAATTATTTATAAGCTAAATATAAACATGCCATATAATTTTATAAAAAGTGTATTAAATGAAACTGTTTCTAGTAAAAAACTAGAGCACACTAAATTGTCTTACAAAAAGGATGCACTAGATCCCGTAATGAGTGAAGATACTATTAACTATCACTATGGCAAACTATACAAAACTTATGTAGAACGCTATAACGAAGGCGAGGGCGATCCCGAATTTAACGAAGCAGGCGCATTCCTACACGACATTTTCTTTACACAATTTAAAGAACCTGTGGGTACAAATAACCCAACGGGCAAAACTCTAGAGCTTATAGAAACTAAATTCAAAAGCTTCGATAATATGAAGCAAGAGTTTGAAAAAACTGCTATGGCTATACAAGGTAGTGGCTGGGTTTACCTTAGTTACAAGGGTGAAATTAAAACTATTAAAAATCACCAAATACGCAAGGACATACTATTGCTAATCGATTGGTGGGAACATGCCTGGGCATTAGATTATCAAGCAGACAAGAAAGGATATCTTAAAAATATTTGGCGTATTATAGATTGGTCAGTTATTGAGTCTAGAGTCGGCTGATATCTAAATCGCTGTTAACAGTTTTATCCCAAATAGTGCGCCGCTCGGCGCCTTTTTTTTGGGCAAATTTTTTAGGATTGCAGTGAGAACAGCAGTGAAAATAATTGTTACTTAATCTCTTTGGACTCATTGATCCTTTAGGTCTGCTAAATGCTTCTCCGCAATTATCACATCTAAACAAAACTACCGTTTGTTCTCTAACATATTCGTGAGTACGTCCTAGTTTACTAGGTCTAGTATAGACTGTCTTGATAGTTTCGTAACCCATATACATAAAACTATTTACATTAAGGTTATAAAATCTTTAGGTAAATACCTTATTAAAAGGATTTCTATGTTAACTATCTCCGAATCAGCTAAAGAAAAGATATTAGATCTTCTAGCTGAAGAAAATAACCCCAAACTCTGTTTAAGAACTTTTGTTCAAGGTGGCGGATGTAGTGGAATGAGTTATGGATTTACTTTTGAAGAAGAAAAAAACGAAGACGACTTTGAAATCCCCATAGGCAACAGTCGTGTGCTAGTAGATGCTATGAGTATGCAGTATTTACAAGGCGCAGAAATAGACTATAAAGACGACCTAATGGGCAGTAGTTTTACAATTAAAAATCCTAATGCAGAAACAACCTGCGGTTGCGGTAGTAGTTTTTCAGTAGCAGATGACTACTTTGATCACTTAGAGGTATAAGAATGGCAAGACAAAATATTGAAATTGGGGTAACCGGTAACGACGGTACAGGCGATAGTATTCGCGAAGCATTTAGAAAAGTAAACGAAAATTTTAGAGATCTTTATGCAGTATTTGGTGCTGGTGAAGATCTAATTAAAAGTACTAATTTAGATGATTTTCCTAACACCTACGATCCAAATCAAATCTTTGTAGTTAATGCAGCGGGAGATAGTGTTTTAGCTAAAAATCTAGTTGCTGGATCTGGTATTACTATCGATAATACCAGTGAAACACAAGTTGTTATTAACAATACTTCTAGTAGTCTTAGCTCAGATCCTAGACCTAGTCTCGGCGCACCGTTGAATGCTAACACATTACCTATTGCTAAAATTGCAGAGCCTAGTGCTAGTGCTGTTTCAACATTTAATGCAGTATGGGGACCAACCGGTGTTACTGCTACAATCGACGACTTAGTAATCACTAAAGGCTATGCTGACCGTAGATATATTCAAAGTACTGGCGGTTCTGGAACCAGTGGCCAATTGCGTGTTCGAGACGAGCCATCGAGTCAGGCCCAGTATACAAGAACCATTGTAGGCTACAGTGGAAATAATAATGCAAATTTACCAGGTCACGGTTTTGATAGTGGCTCCGACGGTATTGCATTTACATACAATTCCACTGGTACTAATGCTACTAACTTAGAAGAAACTAAAGTAGCAGGATCATTAACTGTTGGCAGATCTTATAAGATTTACTCATTAGGTACTACAGACTTTACTCTTATTGGTGCTAACGAAAATTCTGTAGGCACTGTGTTTAGTGCTACCGGTGCTGGTACCGGTACTGGTGTAGTACAACCTGTTTATCATTTAAAATATGTAGATGCAAATTATGTTAGTATGCATTACACATCTAACGATGCAAAAGCCGGAACTAACAAAATATTCCCAGCAGGTGGTACAGGAACACAAACACTAACCGATGCTTATCTAAATACCAATTTAGCAGGTAATTATCTTAGCAACGAAGCACTTCCACGTAAGAGTGTAGTACGTCGTCAAGGCGATACTATGACTGGTCCATTAATTTTAAACGACCATCCCGGTGCATTAGCTGGTTCAGGAACCCCAAACGGTGATGATGATTTGCAGGCAGCGACCAAATATTATGTTGATAACAGTAGCTTTGCTAGTCAGGTAAACTTGTTTGTTGCCAATAGCGGTGACGACAATCAAACAAATACACCTCCAGGAAAGGAAGGCAGCGCCTATGCTTACGCCTATGCAACCGTTGGGGCTGCATGTTATAAAGCAGAACAAATATTAGATCTAAATGCACTAGAACCAGGTCCTTATAGACAAAAAATTACCTATACATTAAGCAATGTAAAGTACACTAGTCAAACTACCAGTGTCACATTTACAGGTGGTACTGGATATACTGCTGTTCAAACACTGTTAAATCTTAACAGAGAGTATATTAGAGCAGAAACAATTGGGTATATCAACGCAACCTACCCAGATTTAAATTATAATGCAGAAACATGCTCTAGAGACGTCGGTCTAATTATTGATGCTATTATTATTGACACCTTAGTTAATGGTAACTGGCAAAGTGTAAATGCTGGTAAGAGCTATTACAAAAATGCCAGTGCAAAAATTGCCAGCGGTACACAGCAATTAGAAACTGTAGCCGGTATTGTTTATGCCAAGTATCTAGCAGATCGTGTGTTAAACAAAGTTAATCCTGTGGTAAGTTATCAAAGCGTTTATACTAGACAAACAGATCCGGCTGTAGTTAGCGGATTAATGACCAGTCTTGTGGCCACTAACTTTGATATTGTGATTAACATTGTACAAAACGGAACTAGTGCTGCTCCTGCAATTGATTACGGTACAGGTCAAATACAAGTTCTTGTAAGTAACGGTAGTGCAGGGTTTGTAGATCAAGGACAGGCTGGTAATGTTGATATTATTCCCGGAAAATTAATTAGAGGTCTTAGAACAGGCGCTGTAGGCAAAATTACCAGTTACAGTAATGGTGCCACTAACGATACTATTCTAATTAATTTACTAACTCCTCAAAATTTTGACGTCAACGAAGAACTAGAATTTGCCGAAGCAAACAACGCTATTCAAGTTACCATTCACGTTGAGTCTGGTGTCTACTATGAAGATTATCCTATTAGGGTTCCAGCTAACGTAACTATCAGAGGCAACGATTTTCGCAGATGTATTGTCAGACCTCGAGACCGTGCTAGCCAAAGCCCATGGATTCAAACTTACTTCTACAGAGACAATAACTTTGACGGCCTAGAATTAAAAACAACTTCAAATCCTTATACCATTGCTGCACTAACTGCTGATAAAGCATTTTTACAAAAAGAAATTATTGCATGGATTGCTGCTCAGGTATCCGGAAACATTGCTCCGTTTACTACTGGCTTTACATATAACTCAACTAAGTGTGCTCGAGACGTTGGTTACATCATTGATGCACTAATTAATGATATTAAATACGGTGGTAATGCTAAGAGCTATTATGCTGCTTCATTATACTATAACGGTGTAGTTAGTAAAATATCTGGACAGGAGGCACAGACCAGTGCTGCTATTACAAAATTAAATGACATAGTTTACAACTATATCCTATCTGGTGCTGCTTACACACCACTACAAGCTACTGTTACTCAAAGTACAACTAGTGCAGGTAGTTTTGTTGTTGGACAACGCTATACAATTACATTTGTTGGTACTACAAGTTTTACTGCAATTGGTGCTGCTTCTAACACTATTGGTGTTAGCTTTACTGCTACTGGTACTGGTTCAGGTTCTGGTACTGCTAGAATTAATCCAGGATTTACTGAAAGTACAGCAAAGACTAAAGCCAGTTCTTTACTCACTGCTGTTAGTAGTGTTATTACAAATGGTCTAAGCAATCTAATCAGTGCCTTTGGCCCTTACGACTCTCCAGAATATGGCTATCATTATCTAAAGAATCCTGCTACTACAATGAACGTTGGCACTAGTTATTCTAATGCTGGCAGCTATGTAAATGCAGCTAAGTTAATTGAACAAAACAAAGAGTTTATCAAAGCTGAAGTATTAGCATATATTATTGCAACTTATCCTTCTTATGTTTTTAATCAATCTAAATCGTTGCGAGACACAGGTATTATTGTAGATGCAATTATAAGCGACTTAAAAACTGGGGGCAAAGCTGCTGTAGTCAATGCTGCATTATCTTTTTACAATAGCAGTAGTATAGTTAATAGCGTACAGTGTATTGCAGGTATTAACTATATTAATACTGTAGCACAAAAAGTTATTACCAATACTCTATTAACAGCACTAACAACACCACCTAAGCGTGGAACTGTTAATCAAGTTATTAATACTACAATAACGACCGAAACTCCAACACCAACTCTTGTAGCCAACCTAGTTGGAACTGTAGCATTTGCATTTGATCCAGCTTACAACCCGCCAAAGAATAACAAAGATTTAGATGCATTCATGTTTAATGATGCAGTTCGTATCAGTAATATCACTGGTCAAGGACACGGCGGATTCATGTGTGTGTTAGATCCAAGTGGTTCAATTGGTAGCAAGAGTCCATATGTACAAGAAAGTGCATCTTTCATGGGCAGTAAGAACCAACAGAACTTTGGTGGCGGTATGTTTATTGACGGTTTCTCTGGTAGATTAACTGCTACAATTACCGCAACTGCCGGGGCAGGATTATTATTAACAGTATCAGGACTGACTAAACGTAGGCCTATTGCTCCTACTTCTTTTTACTATAACGGTTTCAGATATCAAGTCGATAACGTTGCCAGTTGGAATTCTATTTCTGGCATAGCTACCTTAAACCTAAATCCAAGTACACCGTGGAGTGGCGGTAATTTAGATATTATTTTAGAAACTCCAGGCAATCGTAGCATGTTGGCCAACGATTACACTCAGGTTAACGATTTAGGTTACGGTATTGTAGCGCACAATGCTGGTCTAACAGAACAAGTTTCAACATTTACCTACTACTGCTATACAGCATATTATGCCAGCAAAGGCGGCCAGGTCCGAAGTGTTGCAGGTTCTAATGCCAACGGTATATATGGTTTAAAAGCGGACGGCTCAGATCCAACTGAACTTCCAGATGCTGTTACACTGTTTAACAATATGACACAGACTGCCAAAGTCTATAGATACGGAGATTACAGTAATACAAGTAAATCGGCAGATTTAATACTTTACATTAAGAGATATAGCTTTATTCCAGACCGTGTAAGTGAAATGGAAGTTGATCACGGTAACGGTACTATTGCTCGTTATGAAGTTACCACTGCACAGCGAACTGGTATCAATCAAAGCCAATACGAGTATCGCGTAACTGGTATGAGTAAGGCCTCTACTGCTGTTGTTACATTAGGCAGCAGCGGATTTTTTAATTCACTAAGTGTTACAGCAACAGGTAGTAATTTAATCACAGTAGCTAGCACATCAACATTATATGCTGGTATGCCTATTGTATTTGCTGGCACTACATTAACTGGTAGCAACATTGTTATAGGAACTACTTATTATGTAATGAGCGGATTTACTGCAACACAATTTAGTATTAGCACAGTAAAAAATAGTACAACTGCATTTACTGTCGGTACAAATAGTGGCGGAGGACCAATGACTGCTACTGTACCGCTTACTATAACAGGAGCCACCAAGGCATTTCCATGTGTCATAACTACTTCTTCTGCTCACGGATTTGTTGATAGAGATATTATCAATATATCTGATGTTGGCGGCATGACTCAAATTAACAATGCAACATTCTATGTCAAAGTTACCGGCTATTCAACTACTACGTTTGGTCTGTATGCAGATGCATCATTAAACAGTCCAGTTGACAGTTCATTATATGGTACATATACATCTGGTGGTTACATTTTTGGTAGTATAAAATTCTATGCTGGTGATAGAATTAGAATGACCGGTGTATTCTGGAACGGTAGCAGTGCTGCATTTAATGGCAGTAAGTACTATGTTAAACCATTAACATACAATACTGCTGAAATATACACAAATTATAATTCAAGCACAGGCGTATTCAGCACACCTTTAGATACAAGTGGATACACTGGTACATTTACTGCACCCAGTGCCTATACTGGAGTAACTGCTGGTAGTTTTGTAGTAGGTAGAGAATACATTATTTTATCGGCTGGCACTACTAACTTTACACTAGTAGGTGCTGCTAACAGTAATCCAGGCACTAGATTTACAGCCAGCGGTGTTGGAACTGGATCAGGTACTGCCTACGAAGGTGGTACGCTCTATGAAAAGATTACTTATAGTGTAAGTGCTATCAGTAAAGCAAGTCCTGCACAGGTAACATTTACAGAAGCACATCATTATCAAAGCGGACATTTGATTAACATCAGCGGCGTCGGTGGTATGACACAAGTTGATGGCTTATATTATATTAAAGTCAACGGTACAACAACTGTTCAGTTATATACCGATGCCACATTGGCAACTGCTGTCGACAGTACAACGTTTACCACATATACATCTGGTGGTACAGTGTTTGGTGGTTTAGAAGTACTACAAGTAGGTCTATCTTCTACAGGTAACGATAATAGGTTAAGCAGTGGTCTTGCTTATGCTCTGTCTGATAATCAAAATATTATTTTTAGAGGACTTCAAAACTTTAGATTTAGCGGAATTGAAAACGTTAATCCAACTAGACCAAGTACTGCACTAGAGTATGACTTAACTGGTACTACATATAGATTAATTTCTTATGGAAATAGTACTTCAGAAGGTAGTTTAATGCCTTCTAACCAAGCTATCTTAACCGCTGATACTAGTTTCAATTATTTAAAACCAACTACTTTTAATAGTAAATTAAGTACAGTTGATCCCGTAGCAGGCGGTAGCAAAACTATGGGCGCAACCATAGGTGACACAAGAATTGCAATTTATGACTTCGATGGTACAACCCTACAAAGTACTAGAGATTTATTTAATTCAGGAATCTTATTGTTTAGCTGGGCAGGAAAAATTCATAAAATTTTAAGCTATACAGCAGTAAATGGTGTTATTCCAGCTTATATTACTATTGCCGATGTTAGCGACAATAACAATTACAGTCAAACTGCCAGTGGTATTGCTGCGGCATTTCCAAGTAATACTAGTTTAACATTAAGAGCAGGTTTACCGTCAGGTTCAAGTGGTGCAATTACAATTAAAATTTCAACATGCCGAGCCACAGGACATGACTTCTTAGACATTGGTACTGGCGGATTTAACACTAGTAACTATCCGTCGACTATTTACGGTAACCCTGCACTGTCTGCAGACCAAACTAAAGAAGTTGTTGAAACAAACAAAGGTCGTGTGTTTTATGTAACCACAGACCAAAACGGTATTTTCCGTGTTGGTAAGTTTTTTAAAGTAGACCAGGGTACTGGTACTGTTACATTTAGTGCTAGTATTGCTCTAAGTAACTTAGACGGTCTAGGATTTAAACAAGGTGTTACAGTAAATGAATTTTCAACTGACGATACATTTACAGCCAACGCTACAGAAAAGGTAGCTGTTGAACGTGCAACTAGAGCATACATTGATAAACGATTAGGTCTAGATCACAATGGCGGCCAAGTGCCTGTACCAAACCGTATTGGTCCTGGATACTTACCATTAACTGGTACACTAGGCATGACTGGTAACTTGCAAATGGGCGGTTACCAAGTTAAGAACTTAGCTAATCCAACAGACAACTTAGATGCTGCTAACAAAGCCTATGTTGACTTCCAAAGTGGTAGATACAATCAATTTAGTGAAATGCAGGATGTTGCTACACTAGCACCAGTTCAAGCAGACGTTGTTGTTTATACCGGTGGTATTGATAGTAGCGTTGTTAGTGCAACTATTGCTGGTGATATATCTCCAACATTAACTAGTACAAACACCGGTACATTAGACGCTGCTATTGTAGGAACCACACAGGCATTTGTCAGTAGCGGAATTATTATAACAGATACAAGCACTAATATTAATGCATGGCCGGCAATTGGTTTCTTCCAAATTGATGATGAAATATTCAGCTATACCAGCAGAGCTGTTAATGCACCTAGCTCAGGCAAAGTAACTTTCCAAGGCATAGTACGTGCAAGATTTACAACCAGTGCAGACAGCACAATTGCAGGTAGTTTGCATTCGATTAATGCTGTTGTTATAGGACTAAACAATGCACAGTTAAACTTACAAATTGTAGCAGGCACAATCGTTAATGCCGATGTTAACGCTAGTGCAGCTATTGCACAAAGCAAACTGGCACTGTTAGACGCGACTGCGGCTGCAACAGCCGGTGCAGCCACAAAGGGTATTGCTAGTTTTGATTCAGCAACATTTAGTGCAGCTAGCGGATTTGTAAGTGTTAAGGCTGGCGGCATTACAAAAGCACAAATTGAAAACGTTGGCAATGGTGCAGTATTAGGTAACATTAGTGGTAGTGCTAGTGCTCCTCAGGAAGTAACTGTACAAAATGTGTTGAAGCAAGGTACCTATAATGAATTCAATGCTTCGGCAGTGTTAGGTGTACCTTACAGTTATACATTTACTAAAGGTGCTAGTTTTGGTGCTAGTTCGTTTGGTATTAGACAGATCAGTACTAGTGGCGCTGCCAGCAGTATTGTTAGTACAGATGCTTCGGGTAACATCGATGTTAACAGTTTAAAAATAGGCGGTAACACTGCTGTCAGTATTAGTGGTACTACAATTAAATTTACAACTCCAGGTGGCGTTGAAGTAATCAGCGCAGTTGGTAGTGCAGAAGCTACTACACCGGTAACGCTAAAAGGTCAGTTTACACTAGGACCAAGCAGTTCGTTGGCTGCTAGTACAGCAACCGATGCTACCAATGCAACCAATGTTTATGTTAGCGGTACACCCCGTACTGCTGACACAGCAGCAACAGCAAATACTTTGGCTGTACGAGATGCTAGCGGTAATTTAACTGCTGTGACGTTCAGTGGTAACCTAAGCGGTAATGCAACTAGCGCCAATACTGCAACCAGTGCAACAACTGCAACCGATGCAACTAATGCTAGTAATTTGTATGTCGGAGTGACTGCTAGAGCAGCGTCTACAACTGCGCAGGCCAATACAATTGCAGCTAGAGATGCCGCAGGTGATTTATATGCTGTGCTATTCCAAGGTACTGCCACCCAAGCAAGATTTGCTGACTTGGCAGAATGGTATAGTAGTGATCAAGAGTACAAGCCAGGTACTGTATTAATCTTTGGCGGTAGTGCAGAAGTTACTACTACAAATATTTTTGGTGATACAAGACTAGCCGGTGTAGTGACAACTAATCCAGGATTTATCATGAACAGTGAACTATCTGGTACTAGAAGTTGCGTAGCACTACAAGGTCGTGTACCGTGTAAGGTGGTTGGGCGTGTTAAGAAAGGCGACATGTTGACCACTGCGGGTATTGTCGGACATGCTGCTAAAGCAATTGATCCTAAGATAGGCACTATCATAGGCAAAGCATTAGAAGATAAAGATTATACAGAAGCAGGCATTATTGAAATTGCCGTAGGTAGAGTTTAAATACAAGTGGAGCGAATTAAATGGCAAAACAAATAGTAAACATAGGGACGCCGGATAAGGGCAACGGCGACCCTTTACGCACGGCTTTCGGTAAGATTAACGATAACTTTACTGAATTATACAATGCATTGGGTATAGATGGCACTGTATTTGATCCGTTAAACATTGATTCTAATCTGATACCAGCAGAAGACAGTACCTACGACATCGGTAGTCCTACCAAGCAGTGGCGTAGTTTATATGTTGGACTCAACACTCTTTACATTAACAATGTGCCTATCAGTTTAGATGAAGGTGGCAATCTCACAGTTGGCGGAGACCCTGTAACTGGAGATCAAGTTTTAGAAATAGACGGAGGTAACGCCTCCACGGATTACACAGCCGAAATAACAGTTGACGGAGGCGGAGCATAAAATGGCAAAAATTAAACTACGTAGAGATACAGCGGCCAACTGGTCATCAGCAAACCCTGTACTAGCATTGGGAGAACCAGGCTACGATACTACCAACAACAAAATCAAAATGGGTGATGGTACCAGTACCTGGACACAGCTCAGTTATCTAACCAGTGAAGGTGGTGGAGGCGATACTGGTCAGTGGGCGTTCAATGGTGACACAGCCTACAACAGCACAGGTAATGGCCTTTACATACAACCAGGACAAGGCAATGCCGATGGTAGCATTTATATACCAACAACCGAAGAGGGCGGCGATCTAACTATTCAAAATAACAGTGGCGGTGATGGTGCTGTTACTGTATCAACTAATAACAAGACTTGGGTATTTGACGCCAATGGTGACCTTTCATTACCAGCAGGTGGTGATATTAAAGATAGCAACGGTAATTCAGTATTAGGCGGCGGAACATTCAACGGCACGGCTACAAATGTACAACTTACTGGTACTATTCCTTATACCAACAACAATGTGTTGAGCACAGTTGTTGATTTTGAAAGACCTAATAATGAAATAAACACAGTTGATGTGATTGACACTGGGCTCACTCTAAAACGTGGCAACAACGGCGGTATCTACAACTCTGCAGACAATGTGGAAACCAACTGGAACAGCAACCAAAGTCCTTTGGGCACTGAGTGGAATGCAGATGGCTGGGGCGATCTAACTGATGTGCAAACAAGAACCTACACAACATTCTATGAGGCCTGTGATCAAAACATTGGATCAGTGGTCACACACAAACAATTTGTCATGCACGACACCATCAATGACAAATATTACAAGATCAAATTTCACTTTTGGCAACCCAACAATGGTGGAGGTGCTAACCAATCCTTAGATGGAAGATCAGGATTCTCCTACACTCGTACCCTGCTGGATTTATCCAACGGTGTTTATTTTGTGCGTGGTGCCGACGACACCAACCTAGGTGACGAAATAGGCCCAGGACTCACTATCAAACGCGACCAGGCAGGTGGAATCTATAACAGCGAAGTGGATGCTGAATGGGATCCAGACAACACTCCTACAGGCACGTTGTGGAATGATGACGGCTGGGATGACTTTACTGATATCACCACACGCACCTGGAAACCATTGTATTCTGCTGTACACGGACAGCTAGGCAATCACCTGGTGGGTGCTGAACTGCTCATGCACGACACCATCAACGATAGATACTACACAGTGAAATTCACTGACTGGGGACAAAACAACGGTGGTAGTTTTGCTTATCTTCGCAGAGAGATAGATCCAACTGGTACCAGATTGGGCATTACCTTTGCTGATGGATCTGTACAGAAAACAGCAACCACGCTGGGCGATCTCCGTGTGGTCAACGGCAATGTGTTTGAAAATGCAGTAAAATCAGGAGATGGTGCTGAGATTAGATACGATGTAAAAAATAACTTTTACTATGGCACCTGGGCCTGGACTGGTACTGCCAACTGGGTCACTTCAGGCAATGATGGCTATATTCAGTTTGACAACGGTGATACAAACAACAGCAATCAAGTGGATTTCCGCAGATTCTTAAACGACCTTGGTCGTTGGCAGTCAAAAACAGTGAGCATCAATGGTGGTGATCCACAGACAATCACCAACTGGAGCAACAACTATATCTATACTGAAGACGCTCCGGCCACTGATCCAACTGAAGTAACTGAAATTAGATTCTATGTGACATTCCGCAGCCGTTTCTACATGGGTGGCGAAAACACAGTGGGTTTCTTCCTCAATGATAGGGACGAATCATTTGAAGTTCAATCGCGAGATATCAATCTCTACGGCGACGACGATGTGCGTATTCGTGGTAAAGACTTGGTAGAGATACGCAACAACGGCACTGAAGATGGCGTAAGAATTGTAGCTGATGGTGACAACACCAACAAGACTTGGGAATTCATGCCTGATGGCAGCATACAGTTGCCAAACCTTAGTAGCACAGGCTGGAACTATAACTACGGTTTACAAGGTAGTACATTAAAACTGGGCACTAATCAAGGCCAAACCATTATCACAGGATCTACTTCCACTCAAATTTACCCTAACGCACAGCGCATCATCATACAAGGACAGCGTGGCTACGGTACCTGGGGACAGAATACCGCGGGCGAAGGTGGTGATGTCTACATCTGGGGCGGTGTAGGTGGCGAAAGTGATGGTGGCGGTGGCTCGGGTGGCGACATCAAGGTCCGCGGTGGACAGGGACAAAACAGTGATGGCGGCTATGTAAAGATCGAAGGCGGTAGCGCCGCAGGTTGGAACAATAGTCCCACTGGTGGCTATGTTGAAATCAGAGGCGGTGATGCTGTAGAAGGTGGCAACGGTGATGGTGGTGATGTTCGCATCTTTGGCGGTAAGAAACACGGCACTGGCAACAACGGTGAAGTCTACATACGCACAGGTGCCAACGAAGAATTTGAATGGAAGTTTGACAACGCTGGTCAATTGACCGTGGCAGGCAGTTTACTCTTGGCCTTTGGCGTGGCGCTGAACTCTACAGCAGAAACAACACAGATTGGACATCCTCCTATATCTATTGCCTTAATTGATACAATCAATCTGCAGAATGTGTTGTATGTTGATGTGCCAGACATAGCACCATTCAATACCATTGTTCCTGGAGACATCATCACCATGAACGGCGGCGGCGATCCACAGACAGTAGCATACACTGGTCTATCTGATGGAAACTTTAGGATTGGTTTGCCCACTGGTTATTACCAGTCTATGGACTTTCCACTCACAGTAAGTTCGCCAACATATACTCCATTTGCGCCAGCAACTGTAGACATCGCTGTCAGCGGAAACACTTGGAGTTTCAGTGGAACTGGCCTAGCAACGTTCCCCGGAGACCTACTGATAGGCACCCTGTGGCCCAATGATCCACAGCCCATGGGAGACAAAGAAAGTGTTGTGTGGGCCAAAGATGACACAGAATATCTTGGCCTATGGTGGGGTGGTAGTCAAACATATCCCGAGGGTGGATATGGTCCAGTGGCAGGCATCATGATTGGTGCCTACGATGACATGACCGATGATTTCACCAATGATCCATCACCTGCAGATACCAAGGTTACCATTGGCGTCAATGACGCAAACGGCAGCACTCTAACATGGCATTTTGATAGAGATGGTACAACAACATTACCAGGTGCTGTGGTCAATAGCACAGTGACCAAGACAGCGACTCCAAACACTGGCATTCCTCTTACACTTGGCGATTCAACTTACGGAGTATCATTATCGGACGGCTCTTATGGTCCGTTTACAGGCAGTATTGTTGGCATAGTTTATACGGTAGTTGTCAGCGGTGGCACAGCGGCCTATACCATTGTGAGTTATCCAGGTAACATAGAAGTTAATACTGTTATAGATCAGTTGGATGCTGGTTCTTTAGGTGGAACACCTGGCAACACATCTAATATCACTGTGACTTCTGTAAATGATTCCATGGCATTAGATTTGAATAAATCTATCAACAAACTGGCTGATGGTTTTTACACATTAGCCGATGGCGTAGAAGGACAGATCATGTATCTTGTTCCGCAGTCTGGCATAACACCTGCTAATGTAAGTGTTGATGTTGGCAACTACAGAGTTGGAGGTTTTAACGGTACCAACGGAGGACTGTATCCATTCAGAATATTAAATGATGCCAATGCCAGTTATTTTGATAGTCGTGGATTCTGTACCTTGATATTCACTGACGGTGCATGGCAACAGAGTGGCGGATCGTGGGATTAACGAATACCCTGCTCTCGTAGTGTAATACAAGTATCGCACTTTCCACAAGGTGCGATATTTTTTTCACTGTACACAGGACGTCTACAACTCCAAAACATATTACGCAATGACTCTGGTAGCATATCGTATATCTCACGTTTAGTCATGTTCATCACAGGGTAAATTTTTTCAGCACCAGTGAATGCCTGTAGTATTTTATTACCGCGGATACGTCGTTCTTCTAGGCGTTGATTAGCATCGTTAGCCTGCATACCCATGGCAACTTTTACGATGTTAGGATTAACGCTACAAACGTAACCAGCAAAGAAATTCATACTGTCTGTATCGAACATAAAGTCATCGCCAAATGGAACTGTACCTATTTCGCTTTCGCTGTAGGCAAACTTAAATCCCAAGTTCTTTAATTCCTTTGTAGCAATATCAACAGCAATGGCTTCGGCACCATGTCTATTTTCTACGTTCTTGTTATGAACGTGATGAATGTGTACATCGTAATCTTTGTACCGATCTTCGGTTAAGAGTTTGTATACCATACCTAGGCTGTCTAGCCCACCCGAGTACATAGCTAAGATTGTTTGTCGTTGTTCCATATATAAAATGTATAAATTTCGTTAATATTGTGTTCTTCGGGTTGAGGAGTCAATTCTTCTCTGCGTGGAAAGTACACAGCATACTTTGTGGGCCAATTAGGATTTAAGAAAGCACGGGCTACAAATCTATCACAGTTTGGTAGCACTACATTTAACAGATCTTTACAGAATTGTTCTCCAAACGCTAACCCGCCGTCTATGATTACTGTATCCCAGTGTTCAACTAATGTAAACCAATCTCTATTCTTTATTTTAGGATTAGCATATTTAGGTTCTATGTCCCAAGCTTCAGTACATAACGGCAATAACAATCTAGTGCTACCTAGCAATAAAACTCTACCATAGCAAAAACTTTCAAATACTTTGTAATCTGCGTTATTCGGAGCCGCAGGCCACGTTAAGTTAATCCAAAAATCTTTATCTGCGTGTATATTCATCGGAGTATTTATAGGGTAAATACATTATGATAACATTTTTAATTACATTAGTAATGACACACATAACTATCATGTGTGTTACACTTTACTTACATCGCAGTCAGGCTCATCGTTCAGTAACATTTCATCCTATTATAAGTCATCCTATGCGCCTTTGGTTGTGGTTAACTACAGGCATGAATACTCGTGAATGGGTAGCTGTACATCGTAAGCACCATCAGGCTGCTGACACGGCTGCTGATCCCCACAGTCCTAAAATCTACGGAATATGGCGTGTGTTGTTTGGCGGTGCTTTCCTGTATGTTAAATCTAAACGCGACCCAGAAGTTATGAAATTGGGTATAGGTACGCCCAATGACTGGCTAGAGCGCAGAATTTATACACCCCACCCCATCCTAGGGATTCTTTTGATGTTGATCATAGATCTTGTTCTTTTTGGCCCTTGGGGGTTATTAGTGTGGGGTGTACAAATGCTGTGGATTCCTATTTGGGCAGCTGGCGTAATCAACGGACTAGCACACTGGTGGGGATATCGTAATTACAAGGTCAAGGATACTAGCCGTAATTTATTACCCTGGGGCATATGGATAGGCGGTGAAGAACTGCACAACAATCATCACGGCAACGGCACTAGTGCAAAATTAAGTTTAAAGTGGTATGAATTTGACATAGGATGGGTTTATATACGTATATTAAAGGCGCTTAGATTAGCAAAACTCAAAACCAACTAAATATACTATAATGAGGGTGAGACATGTCACTACAAACAATTAACTTAGGTACCTATGCTAACGACGGGACAGGCGATGATCTTCGCACCGCCTTTGGTAAAGTTAACGATAATTTTGACTATTTAAACAACTTAACCGCTAGCAATGGTGTAAACTTAGGAGCAGGTGCTCCTGTATTTGCATCAAAATCTAACGGTAATTTACAATTTAGAAGTATTGCTGCCGGTACAAATATTGCTGTTACTAGCAATGGAACAACTATTACTGTCGCAACTACTGGAACAATAACAGCAAACGTTATAGGAAACGTAACTGGAAATACTGCTGGCGTTCATACAGGCAATGTAACTGGAAATGTAACGGGAAATGTAACGGGAAATATAACTGGTAATGTAACTGGTAATGTAACTGGACAAGTAAGTAGTTTATCAAATCATTCGTTAAACAGTTTATCAAATGTAGCATCAACTGCTCCTACACAAGGTCAGGCTTTGATTTTTAGTGCAGGTCTATGGCGCCCAGGAAATGTAACTGCCACAGGTGGTGGCGGATTAGATTTTGGTAGTTTTACCAGTCCGGAAGGATTTACACTAGATTTAGGATCATTTTAAGGTTTAGGAGATATTAATGGCTTTGCAAATTAGACGAGGAGTTAATTCCTTAAGAACAACAATAAACCCGGCAGAGGGAGAATTGCTCTACACAACTGATACAAAAAAAGTATATGTTGGAGACGGTTCGACTGCCGGCGGAGTGCCTGTAACATCTCTCGTTACTGATACTAGTCCTACCTTAGGAGGAAACTTATCAGTAAACGGTTTTAGTATAACTTCAACCAGTAATGGAAATATATCAATTGATCCCAACGGAACTGGAAAAATTTTACTTGCAGGTGTTGTGTCGAACACCAGCGGAAATTTAAACATAGCACCAGCAAATGGTTTAACAGTAATCGGAGATGCTCCAGGCGGACTTGATGGGAATCTTTATATTGTTAGAGGAACATACAGTTCTAATCCAGTTAACGGTTTAGTATTTGCTCAACATCATAATACTCAAGAAGCAGTAAATTTTAATTTTTTAAGATCTAGAGGAAGTCCATTAGCACAAACTAAAGTATTATCTGGAGATCGTTTAGCAAATATTGTATTTGGTGCGTGGAACGGAACTACTGTGTTAGGAGGTGGTGCTATACAATCAACTGCTACCGCAGATACAAACACTAATTTTGTCCAAGCAAATTTACGATTCTTAACAGCCAACGGTGCATTTCCAGCAATAAATGCTGAAATTACAGGGGATGGTATTTTTAGAATTAGGCAATTGGGTGCATTAGCAACAAATAAAAATATTACAATTCCTACCGACACGACTCTAACTGTTGGTGATGTTAGATTAAGTCAAAATGGTTTATCTACTATTACTTCAAATGCAAACTTGACATTAACATCTAGTGGTACTGGTAGAATAGTCATGGCTGGCAGTGTTTATGTTACTGGCAGCAGTTTACAATTAACTGGTATTAGTACTGCAACAAGAAATGCAATGTCAGTTGCTAACGGAATGTTAATTTATAACTCAGACCTTGGCAAGTTCCAAGGTTATGAAAACGGTTCTTGGGTCAATTTAGTATAACATATGGCTTTAAATATCTGGAGCGAACAGTCAGGCTATTCATTTGGGACCATACAAGAAAGGTCTCGAGTAAACCTATCTTTACCAGTTAGTTATGAAAATAATTTTAATGACAGCACAAGTTTAAGTTTTACAGTTATATCTGGCCGACTTCCTCCTGGTTTAAATTTAAATGAAGATAAAATCACAGGTAGTGCATACGAAGTCCCAAGACCTACAACTTTTGAATTTGTAATTCGAGCAAAATACGCTAATCAAATAGCAGATCGCACATTTTTTATTAATGTAGAAGGATCAGATCCGCCACAGTGGCAAACACCTTCTGGAGACTTAGATGTCTATAATCCAAATCAGTATTATGTATTAGATAACAGTTATATTGATTTTCAACTAAGTGCTATCGACTTTGACACTGCTGCTGGACAAACACTTAAATTTTTTATACCTAAAAACGGAGGAACATTACCTCCGGGTTTAATTCTTACAGACACTGGTCGAATTGTTGGATGGATACAACCTGCATTAGCTATTCCTGAAACTGTAGGCGATGGTAGTTTTGATACCACTACATACGATAAGATTGCCTACGATTTTGGTTACCGATCAACTAACGGATATGATAGCTATGTATTTGATACTGTAACTTTTGACTATAGCATACCATCAAAGTTGCCAAAAAAATTAAATCGTTACTACGAGTTTCGTGTAATAGTAACTGATGGTGATACTGAAGTATCTCGAACATTTAAGATCTATGTAGTCGGTGATGACTTCTTTAGAACAGATACTATAGCATTGTCGGCTGGCGCAGGCAATACTGTGTTTACAGCAGATACTACGTATGTTCGCGCTCCTATCTGGACAACTCCTCAAAACCTAGGTGTGCGTCGGGCAAACAATTATCAAACTTTTAAATTAGATACATACGACGGGTTAGAGCTAGGGCCTATTGTTTACAATTTAGACTTAGTAAATCCTAAAACATCCGGTATTGCTAACACAACGTTAACAACCGAGAATAAGATTGGCCGAAACAAAATAAGAATTAAATCAGCAAGTGCTGCGCCAACTGTAGGACATAAAATTTGTCTGCAAAATTATGTAGCTAATGCTACTGAACAAGTTTACAAAATTGTTAGTGTTCAAACTGTAACCAGCACCGAGTATGTACTAACTATTACACCTAATTTGTTAATTGGTATTCCTAACAAAACTTATATCGATCTTGGTACAGATAGTATTATACCAACTGGAATGTCATTTGATCAAGGAACTGCTGAAGTGTTTGGGGTAGTTCCTTACCAACCTGCTATTACACTCAATTACGAATTTACAATCAGTGCTTTAAGATTTAGTGATACACAAGAAACTGCTAGGTCTAGACGTACATTTACTGTTGATATCATTGGGGATTTAGACAGTATTATCACCTGGAATACTGATAGTAACTTAGGATTTATTGAAGCTAATTTAATTAGCAGCTTATCTGTTAGTGCAACTAGTACTCTTACTAACTCATTATTAATTTATGTCATAACTGAAGGTCAATTACCTCCAGGTCTTACATTAAACCTAGACGGAGAAATAATTGGTAAAGTAAATCAATTTGGAGATACACCGGGATCTGGTTTGATTACGTTTGACCAAAGCGATTTAATATTAGATGATAGTGATACTACCATCGATCGTTCTTACACATTTACTGTAGAAGCTAGAGATGTTGCCGGGTATAGTGCGGTAACTAGAGATTTTACAATTTATATTAGCACACCAAACGATAAATTATATAGTAACTTATCTGTAAAACCTTTCTTAAAACAAAGCCAAAGAGATTTATTTAGAGGATTTATTACAGATGCTACAATATTTCCAATCACTTCAGTATACAGACCAGAAGATCCAAATTTTGGTATGCAAACAGAATTAAAAATGTTAGTGTTTGGCGGTATTGAAACTCAGTCAGCTTCTAAAGTTGCCAGTGCTATTGGTCTTAATCATGCTAAGAAAAAATTTACTTTAGGGGATGTAAAAAAAGCCAAAGCTAAAATACCCGGAACTAACACAATTGTATACGAAGTTATTTACATCGATGTTATAGATCCTTTAGAACACAATAAAAATTATTTGCCTTTAGTTATCAAAACTGGAAACACAGACAGTATTACCCCAATTACTGTTGACCAAGATGAATCGTATTATAATGGTCCGTTTAATCTAGACACCCAATATTGGGGACCATCTAACCCGTTAGATGTTTCTATTGATAGATCTGATGTTTTTGCCGGAGATCCTTATAATGTATATAAATTTCCCAACAGTATATCTTTATGGCGTAAAAGAATTAAATCTTTAGGTTTAAGAGATAGGCACTATTTGCCTTTATGGATGAGATCTATTCAAGACGGCGAAGTTCAAGAATTAGATTTTATACCTGCAATTCCATTATGCTTTTGTAAACCAGGAACAGCAGACGATATTTTACTAAACATTAAAAATAAAGCGTTTGATTTTAAACAAATTGACTATGTGATAGACCGCTACATAATAGATTCTGTAGAGGGTTATACAGCGGATAAATATCTAGTGTTTAAAAACGATAGGACTACTGTAACATGACCAGTGCAATTAACTACACTAATATAGATGAAACTTACCCGATTGCAGGTAAAGACAATAACAGCCAGGGATTTAGAGACAATTTTAGTTATATTAAACTAGGATTGACTACTGCTGCCAGTGAAATAAGCAATTTACAAACTAATACTGCTAAACTAAACGACGACAATAATTTTAACGGTAAGATGATTGAAAATGCTGAGTTTAGTAATGTTTATAATTCTTTTTACGGAATAGGAACAGTAACAGGCGCAACTTTCATTGATATTAGAAACGGACACTATCAAACTGTTACAGCTGGTGGTGTTAGCCCGTACACTCTAACATTTAGCAACTGGCCTGCAAGCGGTGTTGAATCTAGAATTAGAGTTGATATTGTTAATAACGGTACTCCAAAAACTATTACCTTAGCAACTACTAGCGGTGTTGTAATTGTTGATTCAACATTTACTGGATTTTTAAGTTTAGACTCAGCTACCGACAAGCGTTATGTTATTGAAGCTTGGACCATTAATGGTGGTAATACTGTTTATGTAAGAAAAGTTGGTGCGTTCCAACCTGGAATTTCACAGTAAGGATAATCAATGCATCCACTAGCAGAAGACTTTTCAAAACTTAAAGATGCAGAAATTGAATCTCGCATACAGGAATTGAATAGAAAATATTGGCAGGCAAGCAATCCTGGCGTGCAACATCAAATTACCATGTTCTTAGATCTGTACAATGAAGAACTAAGAGCCCGTCGAGCAAAGATGTGGCAACAACAATACCAAAACAGAGATAAAGATCTTGACAAACTGATCAATGTCAACTAAAATAGTTGAATGAGATCAGATCAATTTGGTAATCCTATATTTCAAGAACGAGATATTTTCAATCTGTTTTACCGAGGACAGACAGAATATCTTAGTCAAATTTTTGTAGACCCTAGCGAAGATATTAACAAACTATTTAAACAGGCCGAAATTTCTCCAAGGTCGGTTGACTCTTACGAAAATTTAGAATTTTTTGACGAAGCTAATCAGTCAAATTGGTTTATACCGGAAGAATACAAAAATTTTAATCTTATACCCTGGCTATATGATCAATGCACAACGGATGCAGAAAAACAACGTGTTGACGAAGAATTAGAAGCTTTTGTAAAATTAGGCATGTTTGAACTGCTGTTTGCACTAAAATATATTGTAGATACACTTAGAAATAACGGTATCGTTTGGGGTGTAGGCAGGGGTAGTTCAGTAGCCAGTTATGTGCTATACTTAATTGGTATTCATAAAATTAACAGTTTAAAATATAATTTAGACTGGAGAGAATTCCTAAGATAAGTACTATTATATCCATAAGGAGAATACTATGGCCATGAAAGAACCACAACGTAAAGTCTACAGAACAATGAACGGAAAAGAAATTGATCTGGACCAGCTACGTATTAAAAATGAATCTACTCTAGCAGTGGGTAATGTACGAATGAACGCACGAGGCGACGAATTAGGCCCTAACGGAAAAATTATTCGTAAACGTGAAGAATCTAGCACCGAATATCATACAGACGCAACAGACATGAAATAAGGAGATAAAATGTCAATTGGAGTTGTTAAAGGACAAGTTAAAGCTATTAGAGATCATATCTTAGTTACAGATATGGAATTCGATGAAGTTAAAACTAAGTCAGGGTTATACATACCTAGTCAAGACGGCAAGGATAGTGGCATTAAACCCCGATGGGGCCGTGTATGGGCTATTGGGCCTGAACAAAAAGATGTCAAAGTTGGTGACTGGATATATGTTGATCATGGTCGGTGGACTAGGGGCATGACTATTGAAGATAACGGACAAGAAATTGTCATTCGAAGAGTTGACAATAACGACGTTTTACTTACAGCAGACCAAAAACCCGAAGACATTTATTTTAACAATCTATGACAAATCCGTTTCGCGATCAAGAAAAATTTATGCGAGCCTGCGATCAAACCGTAGGTGAGCTAAACCCAACACAGTATAAACTTTATTGCAATCTTATTGAAGAAGAATATAATGACGAGTTTAAGCAAGCTCTAGCATCTGGTGACAGGGTGGAACAGCTTGATGCACTAATTGATATTCTTGTTGTTACTATTGGTGCAATACACAGCGGCGGCTTCGATGCTGAAGGTGCATGGAAAGAAGTTATGCGTACTAACTTTTCTAAAATTGATATCAAAACTGGAAAGGTTCGCAAACGTGAGGACGGCAAAGTCCTCAAACCATTAGGGTGGGTCGCGCCAAATCTAGCACCGTTTACAGAACAAGGAAATGGATATATTCCTCCCCCTCAGGATATAGGTACATTCTAAACCAAAGGGTCTTGACAGACCCTTTTTTAATCTCTATAATGTAGAGATGAAATGTCAACTTTGTCATAAACAATATAGTCCGTTATGCGACTACCAACAAGGACGTTGTCCACACCATAAACCTATGATAGAAATTCAACCCAAAGATACAAGCAAGGGACATTTTTATGTCAGTGTTTGCAAAAGTGCTGTACGAATTGCGGCGGGGGCCAGCCTTATTATGGGCTCGTTGGTTGTCTGCGGTGCGTTGCTTATTCTAGCTGAAATCTTAGGAATAGTAGAGGAAATAGTATGAATGAAAAATTACAAGTAATGCTAATGGAATGCTATAGCCATTATGCAGTTAAGCAAATCGATTACGAAAAGTTTGCTGAATTAATTATTGACGATGTTCTTAAAATTATCGCCGACCCAGTAAACTATAATAAACATATCTATACTACATACGATGCAGATCGTGCCGCTGGTATAGCAGAAGAAATAACTAAAAAAATTAAAGAACACTTTAAGGCGACACAATGAAAGAACTATGGGTTGAAAAATATCGTCCTAAGACAATTGACGGCTATGTATTCAAAGATGAGCACCAGCGTCAACAGGTAGAGTCTTGGATTAAAAATAAAAGCATTCCTCATTTATTGTTTAGTGGCAATGCAGGTATTGGTAAAACTACGCTGGCTAAAATTTTGTTTAATGAGCTAGATGTTAATGAACTAGACATCTTAGAAATCAATGCATCACGAGAACGAGGTATTGACGAAGTTAAAAAACGCATTACTAACTTTGTACAGATGATCCCGTTTGGTGATTTTAAAGTTGTATTGTTAGACGAAGCAGACTATTTGACTCCAGAAGCGCAGGCAGCACTGCGTGGTGTTATGGAAGAGTATCATCAAACTGCACGGTTTATTTTAACGTGTAATTATAAGAACAAAATTATTCCTGCTATACATAGCCGTTGCCAAGGCTTTGATATTACTAAAATTGATCAAACAGAGTTTACTGCTCGAGTAGCTACTATTCTAGTAGAAGAAGGCATTGAGTTTGAACTTGATACATTAGATACGCTAGTTAAAGCTACTTACCCAGATTTGCGTAAGTGTATCAATACTGTGCAGATGAACAGTTTAGATGGTCGGCTACAAACTCCCGAAAAGGCCGATGACGGCGGATCGGATTACAAAATTGAAATGGTCGAGTTGTTTAAAAAAGGCAAGATTAGTGAAGCACGTAAGCTGGTCTGTGGACAGGTTCGCCCAGAAGAAATTGAAGATATCTATCGCTGGTTGTATGACAATGTTGCACTATTTGGTGACGATGCAGTGCAAGAAAAAGCTATCCTTATTATCAAACAGGGTCTAGTTGATCATACACTAGTTATGGATCCGGAGATTAATCTAGCCGCTACATTGATCAGGCTAAGTTATATTAATGGATGAAGAAAAACCTAATTCAGCTAAAGGTAAGGACAGTTTCGATGCTCGTATAGGGGATAGTGTAATTCCCTTTTTTAATCGAAACGTTACTCCCTATCCTACTGAAGCCGGTGCTCCTAAATTTGATCTAATACCTGTTGAAAAACAAAAAGACATAATGGTCAATGTTGCTCGTATGCACGGGCAACAGGAATATAATCGCATTATGGAACTAGTTGCTGTGCTACAAAAACAAGCAGCCAGCATAAAACGTCGACTGGAAATAACAGACTGGGTACACCAGGCCAAATACGACTTTCAAACTTATCACGGAAAAATATATTGGCTCTGTTACGACAACAGAAAAAACTGTACTAGACTAACACTCCACGGCCCTAACGACTGGGCAACCGGAGCACCTGTAGAATATGAATATATTTGTCGTGTCAAATGGCTGGGCGATTATACATGGATTGAAGTAAATAGTCAGGGCGAATCTGTAGAATGAAACAAAAATATATCAATTTATATATGGACTGGGCTAAAAGAGCTGCAGAACTTAGTCATGCTCGTCGGTTACACGTCGGTGCTGTAATTGTCAAAGATGATACAGTTATCAGCTATGGCTACAATGGTATGCCTGCAGGCTGGGATAACAACTGCGAAGATAAAGACTGGATGGATCAAGGTGCAGGTGGATGGCTAAATCCTGAAGAAATATACGAACAGTGGCCCTATGTAGATTACAACGAAGAAGCAGAAGAAGAATATAGGTACAGATTAAAAACCAAACCAGAAGTCCTCCATGCTGAGTCAAATGCCATTGCAAAATTAGCAAAGTCAACTAACAGCGGATTAGGTGCAGACATCTTTATTACACATAGTCCGTGCCTAGATTGTGCTAAATTAATATATCAATCTGGAATTCGTCGTGTTTATTTCGGCGAACATTATAGAGATAATGCCGGTATTGATTTTTTAACCAAATCAGGAATAGAGGTAACAAAATATGACTAAAAGAATTCTTATTATGGGGTTGCCGGGATCCGGCAAAACTTATTTTGCTGAAAGACTAAAATCTTGGATTGAGAGAAATGCCTTAATGAGTGCATCTAGAATGGCTAATTATGAAGTTGCGCCGCCAGATATGAGTGCTAAGGTAGACTGGTTCAATGCTGACGATGTTCGTCGAAAGTATAACGACTGGGATTTTAGTAATGAAGGCAGAATTCGTCAAAGCCTTAGAATGTTTGAATTTTCATTACGCTGCAACGGAGATTATGTTATCTGTGATTTCGTAGCCCCATTACCAGAAATGCGCCACAATTTTAAAGCAGATTGGACTATTTGGATGGACACTATTGATGCAGGCCGATACGAAGATACTAACAAAGCATTTGTTCCTCCAGATTTATATGATTTTAGAATTACTGAACAAAATGCAGAAAAATGGGTAGAGTTTGTAGGCGAACATATTATTGAGGATCGTCGCAGACCAAAATTTGATTGGCAAAAAGAAACTGTACAGATGCTAGGACGTTGGCAACCATGGCATGAGGGACATCGTGCTTTATTTGAACGTGCTATTGCCAAGACTGGTCAAGTGTGTATTATGATTCGCGATTGTCAAGGTTGGAACGGTAGCAATCCTTTTGCTATCGAGCAAGTAAAAAGTTTTATTCGTAGAGACCTAGATACATTATATCAAGGACAATACGAAATTATTGTTGTACCTAACATTGTAAACATTACCTATGGTAGAGATGTTGGTTACAAAATTGAACAAGAAACATTTGACGAAGCTACACACAATATTAGCGCAACTAAAATTCGTCAATCAATGGGTCTTAAATGAACAAATATCATGTAAGATTTAACACTAAGCATACCGGAGATGGATTAGTATGGCGGATATTTGAAAATGGTATTGAACATCTTGCATCAGATGTACGTATAATTGGAGAAACATTTACCGAATGCACTGAAGAATATGGGCAAACTAAATGGAATATAGCCTGTTATGGTCGAATAGTTTGGATTGATAAGGTAGCCGTAATTGTTACAGCAAAAGATTAAGAAAAATGGAGAACATTGTTATTCTTACTCAACCTAGGTCAGGAAGTACCTTGTTATGTGAACTATTTGAAGCGTTTAAATCAACTCGTGTAATTTACGAAATATTTACACCGCAATTCAAATCAGTGTTTAATTTTTTTGAAAAACAGTTTATTTGTGGAGGAAAGGGTCTTCCTAGTAAAGAAGAATTTGCTAATTTTTTTAAAAATAATTTACCATTAGCATATCAACGAACAAACATAGTTTGTAGTAATTCTTATCTTGTATACAAAATATTTCAATGGCAGGCAGATTTAACTAACATTGACTTTTTATTTGATAATCCAAATAATAAATTTATAATATTAACTAGATCAAATAGTCTAGCATGGTATGCTAGCGAACAACTATCATCAATTGAAAAAATATACATTCCAACAGATGACCCCACCGGTACAAAAATAAAAAATTTTAAGATAAATTTAGATTTAAAAAAATTTGAAAATTGGCACAGCGGACAGTACTATCAATATTTAAAAATGTATACGTCTCTTGTAACAAGAAACCTCAGTTATCTACATATAAATTACGAAAACGATTTAGAATTGTTTGATGGATCTGTTTTTTTAAAAATAAAAAAATGGGGGATTGAGAACAGTATAAATTTTGGAGAAAATAATCATCTTAATTTATCTAATCAAAAGATGCCAAAAAGAGATCTTAGTGAAATTTATTTAAACTGGGATGAAATCAGTAGAGGACGCATATCTGAAATAACAAAACGTTATGATATTGCAGATATGATAGAGAGGGGTTATATCCCCTCTCTATCTTAATCGCCGTATATCTCTAAGACCTCCTTCACGGCTTCATGTCTTTCAATGTCGTGACTGTCAAAGTACACTACATCTATATGATCTAATTTGTGACCTTTGACCTTTTCTATAAAGTCAATAAGTCCGTTATCTTTAAGTCTGTCTGCTTGATTCAAATCTCCTGTTACAACCATCTTGCTATTTTCTCCTAGACGAGTTAGTAACATCTTCATTTGATTCTGAGTAGCGTTTTGCATCTCATCTGCAATAACGTATGCGTTTTTGAACGTTCGGCCTCGCATATAGGCCAGTGGGCTTATTTCTATCACTCCCTCATAGAGCATGTTCTCTATATCTTTCTGTTGATAATATTCTCCTAATACATCAAAAATAGGTCTAGTCCAGGGTGCCATTTTTTCATTTAGCGTACCTGGTAAAAATCCTAAATCCTCATCTACTGAAACGGCGGGTCTCGTAACTATGATCCTATCAACCTTACCTTCCTGAAATAGCTTAATGCCCATTTGTACGGCAAGCAGAGTTTTACCTGTACCAGCAGGACCTATAGCAAAAACAATGTTTTTACTTTCGTCATGTAGTTTAAACAGATAAGTTTCTTGATGCTTGTTACGAGGTAACAAATTGACACGCTGCTTTTTAGCAGGCAAATATGTATGAAAATCAATCACGTTTACGTCAGAAGTAAAGCGTTTTTTCACTCTTTTACTCATTAAGTTCTCCCACTTATGAAAGCAGGACTTGTAGCGACCGCCCGATAACTACAGAGGTCCTACACATCTATTTACAATTTTACAAAAAAATTAAACTGTTATGATATCAAAACAAGCCAGCTAAATAAGTATATAAATTGCAGGATTGAAAATGCGTGATATTTTAGACGTCATTAAGAACGTAGAATCTTTATACAGCTCAAATACTAGTTTATCTACACTAAAAGACATGGAACGTGTCTTAGATGAGATGAATATGTACGTATATAAAAACTGGCAGGATGGCGAACTAGTTGAAGGTCCTGTAGTAGAGCGCCATTGGGTTAAGGCCAGTTTTATGTGGCCTAGAGAAAAAATGCCAGATCCTGTAGCTGCTAAACGCTTACTAGATTATGGTTGTAAAGTTAGATTTGAAAAGACACACTTATTAGAACCGCGCAAAATTAAAAGTCCAGATGATTTTCGTCCTGGTACTAAGAAAGGTAAGCTAGATCGCAAACCTGTATGGTTAGTTGAAATTACGATGCCTAAAAAATTAGTTTCTGATATTTACAACGGCTATATGAGTAAAATGAAAGAAAGCATGGGCATTAATAAAAACGCCCGTGTAGATGCTGCTCCTGCACAAGGTGCAGACCAATTAGCAGCAGGAGGAGGCGCGGCGCCTGCGGCACCAGCACCAGCAGCACCAGCAGCACCAGCAGGAGGCGCTAATGCAGCAGCTTAATGAAACATTATTAGCAGGCGATTTAAAGATGTTGGTCAAAGACATCTTTGAAGTAGATTCATATGCTAGTAAAATGGGATCCGATAAAGATGTAGTAGTTGTCAGTTTCACTGTTGAAAGTGATGAACCTGCAGATGATCTTGTAACATTTTTAGAACGAGGTTATGATTTTGTACTTGATGCAGACAAAAGCCCTGGCGAATTAGAAGATGGCAAATATAAAGTATTTGTAGAAATTGAACGTAATAAACGCATTGGAGAACAAATTGCTGAAATGCTCGACGGTGTTAGCAAACTAACTGACATTGAAAATTTTAGATTTAGATATCATAAAGGATTTGATAGCCACGATGCTACAGCAGAAAATTTAAATGAAGTTGTGCCTAATAGTAAAGAAGACTACGAAGTAAAAATACAAGAAGGCCGCATGAATAACTTTAGTAATTTTTTTAATCGTAGCTATTTAGAAAACATTAATATTGACGACAACGACATTGTTTTTAAAAGAAAGTTTTCAGAACCATTACGTATGCGTATTAAAGCATTTGGCTCAACTCAGGATATCTATGCTAACATGCAAGGCCCTATCATGTTAGAAAGCAAAGACATTAGCGAAGTATTGTTTTATACAAAATACTTGGGCAATTATAATATTACCAAAATAGCCAACACTTACGTGTTTGAAAACGAAGGTTATGCATTAGCACTGGAGAAAATATAACATGTCTGGATTTGAATTTAATTTTACACAAGATAAGTTTACACAAATCATTGGAAAAAATCCGTATGCAGATCATTGGTTTGAGGCATTATGCGAAATTCTTCCAGATTATGATATCAATACTATACCAAGAGTTGCAGCCTTCCTAGCACAGACTGCACATGAGAGCGGCGGCTATCGTGCTATTAAAGAAAATTTAAACTATCGTGCAGAAAGCCTAATGCGTGTTTGGCCACGTTATTTTCCTACTATTGAAATTGCTCGGCAGTATGCACAGAAGCCAGAAATGATTGCTAACAGGGCATACGCAAATCGTATGGGCAACGGTCCAGAAGAAAGTGGCGATGGATGGAAGTTCTGCGGTCGTGGACTTATCCAGTTAACTGGTAAAGACAACTACACACGTTATGCACAAAGTTTAGAAATTGGCCTAGACGAAGCTAGTGAACACTTAACAACTTTTGAAGGTTGTGTACAAAGTGCTGCTTGGTTCTGGGAAGCAAATAACTTAAACCAGTGGGCAGACAAAGGCGACATGTTAACACTAACAAAACGTATCAATGGAGGCACATTAGGGCTCGATGATCGTGTTAAACACTATAATCATGCTCTGCATGTGTTACAAGGATAATAAATGTATAGCTGGATGATTGACCTAGTATTAAGTCACATTCCATCCTGGTTATGGTTAGTTGGAGCAGGTGCAGGACTTGCTGTATTTCTTGCAAGTGGTATTTTAAGCCACTTTCCTGGCGTTGGCATTTATGCTAAATTTCTAAAACCTGTTAGCGGCATTGCAACATTAATTTGTGTATTCATGTACGGCGGAGCAGGCGTACAGGCCATGTGGGAAGAAAAAGTGAGATTAGCACAAGAAGAAGCAGATCGAAAAGCTGCTATGGCACAACAATTTAACGAAGATTTAGATAGAGAAAGAAAAAAGAAAGCACAAGTACGTGTAGAATACCGAGATCGTATACAAACCGAAATCAAAGAAGTTGAAAAAATTATTGATGCTAAATGCGAGATCGATCCTAAAGTTGTAGAATTACTAAACAAGGCTGCTAACAATCCGGAGAAAGCCAAATGAGATGCCTAGTATTGTTAGTTCCATTGTTATTATCTGGTTGTATTTTTAGCAAAGATCCCGTACCAGTAAAACAAATATGGCCAGATGTGCCAAAGGAACTGCTAGAAGCATGTCCTGACCTAAAACAAGTAGACCCAAAAACTACTAAACTAAGTGACATTATAAGTGTCGTGAGTGATAACTACGCTCAATACTATGATTGCAAAGCAAAAGTGGACGACTGGGTTACTTGGTATCAAGGTCAAAAGAAAATACACGACGGGAAATAACATGAGCTTTCTTAGAAAATTAGAAGAAGCTGCTGCTAAAAGACTTAAACGATTATTTTTAGGTGCAAAAAAATATGCAGATTCTGCTATCATTGATTTAGAAAAAGCAGAAAAAGAATTAGCAGATGCAAAACGTAGAGCAGCAGAAGCTACAGAAAAAGAACACCAAGCTGCACTAGCCGCAGCAGAAAAAGCACAAAAAGTAGCACAAGAGCTTATGCTGGAAGTTCGAGCAGCAGAAGAACGAAAAGCTATCTACAAAGAGATTCTCGAAAAATCCAATAAATAAAACTAGTATATTAAGGAGCGATACATGGCAGGATTAGTAGATACAGTATTAGGTATGTTTACAAAACAACCTAAAGACCCGGATGCGCCAAAACCGCCAGTAGGCAGTCGCAGCGAACGAGAAGCAAAAATTAAAGACAAAGCAGGTATGGTCATTAGTGTATTTGCTCTTTTCTTAGCAGTTAACAGTTGGTATGCAGGCAAATTATCTAGCACAGTATTAAACAATACACTCGGTGCTAATAATGCCTGGGCACAATATCAAGCTAAAAATGGTCGTGGCGTTAGTTATGAAATTGCAAGTTTAACTACAGCCGACCCTAAATTAAAAGAAAAGTTTGCAGCTGAAAAAGAGCGTATGGATGCTGACAAAAAAGAAATTGCCGAAAAAGCTAGAGCAATGGAAGCTGCTCGAGAAGAAGCTAAAAAAGGCAGTCCATGGATTGGTTATGCCAGCACAGCATATCAATTAGCTATTGTTATTCTATCTGCAAGTATCCTTGCTGTTAGTATGCCAATGTTTTGGTCTAGCTTTGTAGTAGCAGGGATTGGACTAGTATTAAGCATGAATGGCTTATTTCTCTGGTTCTAAAATAATTAGGAGCGAACAATGAGCGAAGAAGTTAAGAGTGAATCAGAAAAGAAAAAAGAAGATTGGATGAACAGTAAATGGCGTCCAATGATGGGTTGGATGTACATGGTTGTCTGTACTATGGACATGGTTATATTCCCTATTCTATGGAGTTTACTACAGACATTAAACCATGCACCTATAACACAGTGGAATCCCCTAACACTACAAGGTGCCGGTTTATTCCATATTGCTATGGGTGCAGTTTTAGGACTTGCAGCATGGGGACGCACACAAGAAAAATTAGGAGGAGCCAACAATGGCGGCTTACAACCCTTACCATCAAGTAATACAGCAACATTTGGCCAACCGGCGGCAGGAGGATTCGGTTCCACCAGCTCGTTTGGTCCACCCGCAACAAACTCGACACCAAGTAGCTTTGGCGGAGGCGGCTTTGGAAGCATGGCTCCTCAACCAGCACCAACGGGGTTCGGAGGTGGATTTGGCGGCCCAGTTGCAACAACTGCAACAGGTAAAAAAATAGTACCTGACGAACCACAGCCTGTTTTATAAGGAGATATTATTATGTCAAACGAAAACGAAGGTTGCCCAATTTGTGGCGGAAAGCACCCTAAACAATAAAGGAAATTAAAATGAAAAAAATATTAGCACTTTTAGCACTATGTGTAGCTGGCACAGCATTTGCCGGTGGCGAGACTAAAGAAGTTTGCAACGATAAAAAAGATAGCAAAGGCAATGTTGTTAAAAAAGCAGACGGTACCGTAATACAAGAATGTAAAAAAATTAAAGTCCACAAAAAAGTAGAAGGTGAAAAAGTTCCAGAAAAGAAATAAAAAGTTTTTCGAACTTATTTTTCTAATTAAATAATAGGACTGTCTTGACACAGTCCTATTTTTTTTGTATAATGTAGCTATGGATTACTATCAAACATTAGGAATATCAGAAGGAGCCAGCGCCGACGAAATTCAAAAGGCATATAGAAAACTGGCTATGAAAAATCATCCGGATCGTGGTGGTGATACTAAAAAGTTTCAGGAAATTTCGCAAGCATACGACACATTAGGCGATCCAAATAAACGTGCCGAATATGATGCACAGCGTAATGGATTTAATCCATTTGGCGGCACTGCCGGTATGGGCGGCGGTTTCCACGATATCAATGATATTTTTAAATTTCATTTTGGCCAAGGATTCGCTGGATTTGGTGGTCATCCACATCATCAACAAAGACGCAATAGAGATTTAACTATACGTGTATCAATTACACTAAAACAAAGTTATACTGGCACACAATTAGAAGCAAGATACAATACACCAACAGGTAAAAGTCAAACTGTAGCTGTTGATATACCAGCAGGCGTTAGCAGTGGACAGACTATTAGATACCCCAACTTAGGGGATGATTCAATTCCAAACTTACCAAGGGGTAATTTAAATGTACAAGTTGTAGTAGAACACGATCCCGAATATGAGCGTCGAGGTAATGACCTATGGACATACATGAACATTTCTGCACTAGAGGCTATGACTGGTTGCATGAAAACGGTAAAGTGTTTAGATGGAACTACACTTAACTTGTCAGTGCGCCCTGGAACAGAACACGGTACAGATTTTTGTGCTAGCGGAAAAGGGTTTAAAGATTTAAACACTGGACAGCAGGGTAATTTTTTTATCAGTGTAAAAGTTGTTATTCCGGCAGTGACAGACGCTCAATTAATTAGTGAATTACAATCACTTTATAGTAAAATAGAAAAAAGTTAAAAGGTAACAATATGGTAGAACCTAGCAGTGACCTACAACAGGTCTTTGAAAAAGCAATTGATGTAGCAAGAAAATTAAAACACGAATATCTTACACTAGAGCACTTATTATTCAGTATGCTCTGTGAAGAAGGATTTCACAAATGCGTAACTGGCTACGGTGCAGATGCTAACTTCCTTAAAAAGAATTTAGAACTGTATCTAAAAAATAAACTAGACGAAATTGTTACCGAACAAGAAAATGTCAAGCCGCGTAAGACTCAAGCAGTAGAACGTGTGCTTAATCGTGCTTTTACACAAGTTTTGTTCAATGGTCGTCAAAAAATTGAACCTACAGATGTGTTTATGGCTATGATGGCTGAAAAACGTAGCTATGCCAATTATTATATTCAGCAGGCAGAGATTGATAAAGAAAAATTTGCAGACTATTTAAATTCAGAAGTACCAGAAGGTAACGAAGAAGACTCAGCACCAGGACAGGCGGAAAGAGCATTGAGAGCATTTACTACTAACCTTAACGAAGCAGTTAAGAAAAATAAGGTTGACCCTGTGATTGGTCGTATTGAAGAATTAGAAAATGTAGCACTAAGCCTAGGTCGCAGAAGTAAGAGCAATGTGATCCTTGTTGGCGATCCTGGAGTAGGTAAAACTGCTATTGCAGAAGGTTTGGCATTTAATATTGTCAAAGGTGCTGTACCAGACTTCTTAAAAGAGTATACAGTATTCAATTTAGACATTAGTTCAATGCTAGCAGGATCTAAGTATCGTGGAGATTTTGAAGAACGTTTTAAAATGGTGCTTAAAGGTCTAGAAAAGAAAGGCAAAACTATCCTGTTTATTGATGAAGCACACATGATCAGTGGTGCTGGATCAGCAAATAACAATGCCAACGACCTTGCCAACATGATGAAACCTGCACTGAGCAAAGGTAATATCAAAGTCATTGCCAGCACAACCTGGGAAGAATATCGTAAGCACTTTGAAAAGGATCGTGCTCTAATGCGTCGTTTCCAACGCATTACCATTGACGAGCCTACGGCAGAGATGAGCATTCAAATTCTTAAAGGTATTAAGAAGTACTATGAGCAACACCATAATGTTAAGATTAAGGATGATGCTATACAGGCTGCGGTCAAGCTGTCAGTAAAATATCAAACAGATAAGAAGTTACCTGATAAGGCCATTGACCTTATTGATTGTGCTTGCTCACGTTTTAATCTTAAATTGGCAGACGAGCGTGTTGTAGACGAATCAGCTATTCAATTTGAATTGAGCAAAATGGTCAATATGCCGGCAGAACAAATTGCAGAACAGGAAAGTGCCAACTTAGTTAACTTAGAAAGCAATTTACAAAAAGAAGTCTACGGTCAAGAAACTGCTATTACAGAAATTGTAGATAAGATCCTAGTAAGCCAAGCTGGCCTTAAACCAGAAAACAAGCCCGTTGGTAGCTTTGTATTCATGGGCCCAACTGGTACTGGTAAGACTGAAACTGCTAAAGCACTGGCCAAACACTTAGGTGTTAAATTGGTTCGATTTGACATGAGCGAATATCAAGAGAAACACTCAGTTGCTAAACTTATCGGTAGTCCCCCTGGCTACGTTGGATTTGAAGAAAATGCTGGATTGCTAATTACTAAGATTCAAGAAAGCCCTAACTGTGTACTACTGTTAGACGAAATTGAAAAAAGCCATCCGGACGTTTCAACTATTCTGTTGCAAATGATGGACAATGGTTTTATTACTGGATCAAATGGTAAAGTTGCAGACTGCCGCAACTTGATTCTTATCATTACTACTAATGCTGGCGCACAAGAAGCAGAAAAGAATACTATCGGTTTTGGCGCACAAGAAAAAGATTACACTGATAAGGAACTTAAAAAGTTTTTTGCACCAGAATTTCGTAACCGTTTAGATGCTGTTGTTACATTTGGTAAACTAAGCAAAGAAACAATGATTAAAATTGTAGGCAAGTTTATGCATGAGCTTACAGAACAGATCAGAGAAAAGGGTATTAGAATCAAAGTTTCAGACGAAGCTATTGACTGGTTAGTTGACCGGGGGTTCGATAAGAAGATGGGTGCTCGTCCGTTACAGCGTGTAATTGATAAAGAAATTAAACGTCCCTTATCTAGAGAATTACTATTTGGAGAACTAAAATCAGGCGGCATATTGCATATTTTGGTTAACGAAGGTAAAATTGCCTTTAAAATTAAGACAAAAACACCAAAGGTAGTAGATGAAACTGCACAAGTCGATTCAAACTAAACAGACCATTAGGCTGTTTAACGGCAAGTACAAATATAAAATTGTACTGCTTAGTAAAGCAGCCAGCTGGTTTAGAGGCGGAGATAAGGCAGCTATTAAAAAAAATATAGCTGGTGCTGCTAATTCTACCTATGCTTGGGTTAATAAACTTAAAACTACAGATATTGATTATGCTACTAAACTATCCGTTGCTATTAACCCTATGCACGACTTTATTATTAGGGTAGAGAGTCCGTATATTAACCTTTACACTAATAATGAAGCAGATGTAGAAAAATTAGCTAAGATTGACAGCGAATTTGTAAAATATGTCTGCCTTCCTGAGCCCGGTAGTGAAAATTTATTAGATGACAAGAAAGTTCTAGTTAAAAGTTTAGACTATGCTTATAAAATTACTATGGGTCGAACTAGACAAAACCATAGTAATTTTGTCAACTGGTGTGCAGGTAAAGAAGATCGGGTACGATTAACTAAAAGTGCTGCCAAATACCTTAGCAAAAACTCTAGTTGGGGTGGTTATTACTTCTACGTTAAAGACGATAAAACGCTTACTATGGTCAAAATGTTCCTTGGTGAGGGTATAAATCTAGTAGAATCTGTAGTAAAAGCCTAAGCTAAAAAGGTATAACCAAAGATCCCTTTTACGATAAATATCGTATGAGGGATTTTTTATGACTAAAACACTTTTAGAATATATCGAAGAAGCTGAATTAGCCGCTACTAACGACGAGATAGAATCCGGCGATGAATTTGTGCTAGAACTAGCTGAAGACGCTGCCTTAGAAACTTATGTTATAGAAAGTTGGGAAGACAGCGTTATATTAGCAGCAGATGCTGGCGCATTAGAAATATTAGAATCGTATGGCTGTAGATTAGACGAAGCAGAATATCAAGGTCGCAAAGTACCGCTAGGTAAGCCCATGGCCGGGGATGTTAAAAAATCTAAAGTTTATGTACGTAAACCCAATGGCAATATTGTTAAAGTAAATTTTGGTGATAAAAAATTAAGCATTAAAAAACACATTCCTAAACGCCGTAAAAGTTTTAGAGCAAGACATCACTGCGCTAATCCAGGTCCACGTTGGAAAGCACGTTATTGGTCATGTAGGGCTTGGTAATATGAAAGTCTATGAAGTATTTGGTTATACGCCGCAGAAACCTGAAGTAGATTTTGATCTACATGATGATCTTATGTTCTTTATGAACAATGATCCAGAGTTTTATCGTAAAGATTATTTTCCGTTTTTAAACAAATTTAAACATCACTGTGATTGTGGACGTAGTGTAAGTCCTAAGGCTTTTGTTCCCATTGTTGAAAAAGCCTACAAACAATACCTATCTAAGTTTCCTGTACAGGAATTAGATGAAACATTAAAAGAAAACGATATACAAGAAATCTGCGAAAAGCTACAACATCAAGAGCTTCAAAATTATCACGACGAAAAAGATAAGCAGGCTGAAAAGAAAAAAGAGAAAGAAAATGCTACTTCGAGAACTATTTGAAGCTAAGTCTAGAACAGTAGGAATTATATTTGGAAGATTTAATCCTCCACATAAAGGACATCGTGCGGCATGGGAAATGGCCAGCGAAAACGACGCTTGGTTTGTAGGTACTAACCAATCAACACAGGGTCCAAAAGATCCATTGCCGTACGATGTCAAGATACAAGCCATGGAAGCTATCTATCCGGAGATTCGCGGACATATTATGCCAGAGCAAAGTTGGCTTACTATGGCTAGCAAAATTTATAAAAAATATGGCGATGTTGTACTAAATGTTTATACTGACGAAGAATGGGTGTCAAAAGCTCTTAATCAATATAATGGCGTAGAAGGGCCGCACGGTCTTTATAATTTTAAAAACATTAATACACAGCCTACCCCTCGATTAAGTTCAGCAACAGCATTACGTGCAGCAGTTCAAGCAGGAGACAGAGATGCATTTAGTGATGCTGCTGGAGTTGATGCAGATACTCCTATTGGTAACATTGCATTCTTTGATCTAGTAGCACAATATTTGAATCCTTATGCTGAAAAAGAAAAAGCTAAAGCTGCTAAAAAGAAAACAAAAGAACCAGTCAGTGAACAAAATGATCTAGGAACCATGCCAACAAAAGAATATGTCAAAGGAATTTATGCCGCGGCTGCTGAAAATGGCATGGGTGCTCCTGACGTCGAAGCTGTTAAAAAACAAATGGTGTTAGCACCAAACGGTGAAGTTGATATCATAAAGACTATGCAGAGAGCGTTACAAGTATTTCAAAGTCCGGAATGGAAACAAATGTTGGCAGATTTAGATGCTCTGATAAAACGTTCAGAAGCTATGTCAACAAATGAAGAAGCAGCAGGTGTTGGAATCATAACAAAACAAAACACTACTAAAGACGTAAACAAAGGTACCCCACGTAAAAATTTAAAAGCATTTAGGTTAGCATAAAATGGAAGAACTACATAAAGCAGCTAAGGTGGCATTTGCCAGTACATTTAGTTTTTATTTGAAAGCACACAACTTTCACTGGAACATTGTTGGTCCAGACTTTTTAGAGTATCACGATCTATTTGGTAAAATCTACGAAGAAGTCTACGGCAGCATAGACGACTTTGCTGAAAAGATTCGTGCAATGGGCACTTATGTTCCTGCTAGCTTTAGCCGTTTTAGTATGCTTACACAAGTTGACGACGAAACTAACATATTAAGTCAAGATGCAATGTTAGTTGAATTAGCTCAAGATAACGAAAAAATGATTAGATTACTTAAGATGGTATTTCAAACATCAGAAGCTAATCAAGAATACGGGTTTAGTGATTTTATTGCTGGGCGAATCGATGCACATCAAAAACACGGCTGGATGCTAAAAGCCAGTTTAAAGAATGGATGATTTAGATCAAATTAGAAAGTTAGCTGGCATTAGAGAATTTCGAGGATTAGAACCATACGGCGGTAGTAATATCAGTATAACAGGAAACGAAAAAGGCGAATTGCAAAAGAAGCATAATATAAAACCAGGAACAGAAGAATGGTTTAAATTATGGTTTAGCAAACCTTACTTGACTGGCGAGAAACCTATATAATGTTGTTACGTGAATTAATATCAGAAGAATGGAGTGACAAATATAAACGCTCGATCAACTGCAATAACCCTAAAGGGTTTTCGCAGAAGGCGCACTGTGCTGGACGCAAAAAACACAACGAAAACTTTGCCGATGGTCGAAACCCTCAAGACAAGGGAGACAGCAAACGCTACAACGTGCCAACAAAGGGTAGCGTAAGCAGCCTACGTAAAATTGCTAAACAAGGTGGGCGTCGGGGGCAACTTGCACATTGGATGGCTAACATGAAAGCCGGTCGTAAGAAAGCTAACGAAGATATAGGCGAACATGATATTATGAAAGCATTCCGTGATTTCTTGCCCATTGCTATGCACGTATTAAAAATTGACAAATTACCTCGTATAAAATTAAGTAAGCAAGTAGACGACTCAGATCAACCAACATTTGGACGTTTTATTAACGATACTATGATTATTGAAGTAGGAATAGCAAACAGACACATATTGGATATCCTACGTACACTGGCACACGAATTAACACATTTTAAACAATTTATAAATCACAGAATAGGACCGCATAGCGGCGACACAGGCAGTCCTGAAGAAAACGAAGCACATGCAGTAGCAGGTGTTATTATGAGATTTTTTAATAAAAAACACCCGCATTACTTTGCAGATAAACCGTTAGAATTATCAGAAACTGCTACAGCAGGAGCCACAACTGCTGCTGCTGTAAGCGTAGGACCTATATATAAAAACAAAAAAGCTAAACAGATTAAGAAAGCAGATGGCACTAGTGTAAATGCCCTAGATCTTCCAGGGGGTAATTTACTTACGGGTATGACCATTGCAAAACGCTAAATATATTGAATACCGGAGAATTTCCAAATGCATGACGACATGATGAACAGACCAGACGATCACGAAGCCAAAATGGCTCGTGCTGACCTTTTTAAACTAGCACAGTACAGTTTTAAACTGTTTAAGATGATTGGTGAAAATCAAGAGCTAGAAGGATGGGTTCAAGCTAAAATTACTAAATCCGCTGACTATATTGCCTCAGTATATCATTATTTAGAGTACGAAATGAAGATTAGCGAATTTGGAGATCATTTAGAAAATGCCGAAATGTACTCTGAAAGCGTTCGACGTGCTTTCCAGCAGAAGTTAACAGAAGCTAAAAAGCAAGCTGAGAAGGCCAAAGAAACTCTTAAGAAAAAAGAAAAAGAATTAGATGAAGGTCAGGCACCTATGAATCCAGACGGCGCCACAGCACCTCCACCAAAGGGTAAGGATGGTCAGTATCCTATAGTAACATCTGGTCCTAACAAAGGTAAGCGTTGGAGCCCACAGACTCCTGGTCCAACAAATCCAGCAATGAAAGAAGGCAAAAAAGGTGACGGCAACTTGGCAAATAATGCCAAACCATATGATAAGGTCACACGTGGTGACGTCATTGCCGGACGTTTAGGTAAAGACGAGAAAGGTGGTAAGAAAGTCAAAGAAGAATTTGACAAAGTAGGTGACACTAAGAAAACACGTACTGGCGAACTAACTAAAACTGCTACAGGTGTAAAACACAAGCGAACAGATTATACAGACGACGAGCACGGTGAAGCACCTAGCACAGTTAAACAAAAATCTGCTGCTGAAAAGAAAGCAGATAAAGCTAATGATATTAAGCTACCTAAGCATAAGGGTAATACCTGGGGCATGAAAGGTGGAGAAAAGTTTGGTAAGAAAATGGAAGACACTGCTGTTCCCGATCCTCAGGCTGCAAGAGCTGCAAGAGCGAGTGCCGCAAATGCTATGGCAAATCAAGCCGAGCCAACAAAGCCAGTCAAAGAAGGAAAATGCAATCATACACCAAAGGGTAAGCCATGTCCAGTACACGGTCTAAAAGAATGTGGTAGTATGTATGAAGCTAGTCATCAAGAAAAGACTACAATGAAACATGTTAAAAATCCTACAGCAGGAGAAAAGAAAGCTGCTAAGGATATTAAGCCTGGCGTTGCAGGTTATTCAGATCGTGTAGCCATGCTAAAGTCAGCAGAGAAGGATGGTCGTTTAAAAGAAGCCAGCAGTGCTAAACAACAGGCCGCTATTGCTATTGCTAAGAAAAAGGCCAAATAATTATGGACATGAAGAAAATTCTACAGGCCGTTGACGGTGCTTTATCGAAGAAGCCTGCGGAAGGCTCTAATGACATGAAAAAATTTATGCAGATTGTAGAGGGCAAAGGCCCTCTTAATCGTTTAACTGCTGCTGAATCTATGGCCATGCAGACTTCTGCTAAAAAGAAAACAATTACCAATCCTGTATTAAATGTCAAAGAAGATGCTAAACCTAGCATGATTGGTAAGTATTTTAAAACTGTACAAGAAGAATTATTAGAAGCAGAACAACGTCATAAAGAACGTGCAGGACAATTAGCTAAACGTGTAATAGAAAGAGTTACCCCTAATGCCGATGGATCATTGCCTGATCCTAGTATCAATCGTCTAACAGGCAAACCTAATCCTCCAGAACCAACACCTGCACCTACCAATATACGACCACCCGGTGGAACTGTAGAATTTGGCGGTGCAACCTATAGTGTAATGGGAGTGTATGGTGACGGCATTAGACCAAGAATAGGTCGAAGTGATAAAGTTATTAACGCCAAAGCATATGCTGTTGGTGATAAAATGTATGTAATGTTAGATGTTGCTACTCAAGAGGGTCTTAAAGATCCTAAAGATAATCCATGCTGGAAAGGTTACAAGCCTGTAGGAACTAAAAAGAAAGGCGGACGTACAGTTCCAAATTGTGTTCCTAAAGAATCAGTTCAGAAAAAAGGACCTGCAGGACAATTACGTGGTACAGATAAAGTAGATGTTAAGGGTACAGTATTAGGCTCACCAGAAAAAAGTCAAAAAGGCCTTCGTAATAAGTTAGTAGGCGGGGGCGCATAAGAACACACCTTAGGACCGTTATGTTTTGGTGTGCAGGCGGCTGCTGCCTAGAGGAACGATTCGCTACCGTAAATCTAAAGTGAGCACGAATAAATATATAATATGATTTGGGGATACAAAATGGATTTAAAAGCACTTATAGCAAAAATGGACGAGATTGAATCTAAAAAGATTTTAACAGAATCTGAGTCTCGTCCGGATGCTAAGAAGAAAGAAACTACTTGGACAGACAAAAGTGGCAAGAAACATCCTGCTACTCAAGTTCAAGGGCATCAAAGTGTCAAAGCAGACAAAGAAGCTGAAAAAGAAAAGAAAAAAGACATGGATGAAAGCATTGTTTTGCGTAGTGCTATTGCCAAAGAATTACTAAAAGAATTTAATATCGACGTTGAAGAAGCTGGTCCTGTAATGACTAGAAGTGATAACCAAATTTGGTGGGATAACAATTTTCCTGGACAACCATTCCCCGGGGAAGCAGCAGCAGAAAAAGCATACAATGATCGTATGGCAGCTGGACAAAAGAATCTAGATGCACTAAAAGGCTTGTTTGGTGGTAAGAAAAAACCAGCAGCTCAGCCAGCAGCTCAGCCAGCAGCTCAGCCAGCAGCAGCGCCAGCCGCTGCGCCTGCAGGTGGTGGTCAGGCAGCTCAACCAGCGGCAGCGCCAGCCGCTGCGCCTGCAGGTACTCCTGCAGGCAGTGTTGATGATGAGGGCAATTTAATGCCTGGATACACCACAGACGAAAACGGCAATGTTGTAAAAGCAGGTGATCCAAACTTTGTTGAGCCCGCAACACAAAAGTTAGCACAGCAAGGTCGACAAGCTGCTAAAGAAAAAGAATTTGCTGCAAATGCAGATCAAGCAGATGCAGAAATGGGTAAAGCTATGGCAGCAAACGCTGCAACGGCGGCAGGCCCTGATACATTGAAAAAACCTGCCGCAGCCCAACCTGCAGCAACCGCAGCCGTCCCGCCCGGAATTAACCCGGAAACCGGCGAAAAATACGACAGCGTAGCAAATGCTCCGTTACAATTACCTCCAGGTGCTGCTCCAGAGCCAGGTATGACTGTTGCTGGCGGAAACCCAGCAGGTGGTGGTCAGGCAGCTCAACCAGCAAAAACACCGGCTGCATCTGATCCAAAAGTAAAAGCACTACAAGATAAATTAATTGCTGCCGGTGCTAAAATTAAAGCAGATGGTATTATGGGACCTGCTACTCAGGCTGCGATGAAACAATTTCCACAAGCAGTTAGTGGAAATCTTCCGTTACCTCCAGGAGTTAAGCCTAGCACAGCAGGTGCGGGTAGAGGAGGTCAAGGTGGACCTACTGCCGCAGAACTAGCACAAGCACAATCTAAGCCGGCAGCTGGTGCTAGGCCGGCAGCTGGTGGTCAGGCCGCTCAACCTGCCGCTGGGGGCGCAAGTCAAGTTCCTCCGACCGCTGATAAATCTAAACCATATTGGGTAGGTGGAACACGTTATGAATACAAACAAGGACGTGGCGGCGGAAGTTGGCAAGTTACAGCGACTCCGCAAGATAAGCTACAGTGGAATTCTACTAGAGCAAGATCTATGTCAGGTTACACAGGAGCAGACGATCAATATAAGCCAGGCGGAGCAACTGCAACCGCTAAGGCACCAGCTGCTGGACAGGCGGCAAGTCCTGCTAACCCACAGGCTTCTCAAGGACAGGGTGGTGTAAAACAACCAGCATACGAAGATGCTCTTATAACAAGAATTCGAGAACTATCTGGACTATAATAAAAAACCGCCCTAGGGCGGTTTTTTAATGCCAGTTACCTTTTATACAGTGTAATAATTCATGGCCTAATATGTGCATACTAGTATTTTTTGGTACTACAATAGTACATTCTGTTTTAGAATCATTCCAAAATGCACAGCTATTTACAGCATAGTTAAAGCCACTAAACCCCCTGTTTCGACTTTCTCTCTCGCACATTCTTTGGACATTATCAGTAGCAACAATTGTTGTCTGAAATTGTGCATTTTCAACAGGAAATCGTCTGCTAGGATTATCCCATGTTTCAAAGGATTGTCCTATCGCATTTGAACAGATTAGTAAACTAATTAGTGCAATTTTTTTCATAAGTGTTGACTCTGTGTGAATAAGTATGTTACAATTATACAATAATTTTGAAGGAGTGTCAATGAGTACACGCATGTATGGACCCGAAGAAAAAGCCAAATTGGAGAGATTAATCAACGAAGGTAGTACCGTTTTACGTGAAATTGAGGACTTAAAAGAAGGACTTAAAGAAACAGTTAAAGCTGTAGCCGAAGAATTGGAAATCAAACCAAGTATTATTAACAAAGCCATTACCATTGCCCATAAAGACAATTGGAAAGACCATGAAAATGATTGGAATGAGATTGAAATGATTTTGGGCGTAACAAATAGACTGCCAAAGGACTAATATGAGTTTCTGGGGTTATCATTTATTACTAGACTGTAGCGGTTGCAAGAATATCAATAGTAAAGAAAATATCTATAATTTTATTAAAGATCTTGTGGTAAGAATAGATATGCAGGCTCACGGTGAGCCCATCATTGAATATCTGCTACCAGGTGATCCTAAACAAGGTTATAGCTTACTACAATTAATTACTACTAGTAACATTAGTGCTCACTTTATGGAACTAGACGGAACTGCTTACTTTGATGTCTTTAGTTGTAAAGAATTTGATATTGAAATTGCTAAATCTGTAGTTTGTGAATATTTTGATCCAGAAAAAATTAGAGTTAACTTTCTAACACGTCATGCAGGATAAATTAGATTTTATTAAGACACCTTATACCACAAGGCCCAATATGCAACGGTGGGCAGGTGCTATGTATAATCGTAACCCTAATCCTTTATACTTAGATGCAAAGAAAAGAGAACTTGAGTTATTAGGCGATCAATTATGGGCTATTACACATGAAAGCACTATAAATCAATTGGTTCAAAAAGCATCTATTCATTGCGAATTAGAAAAAACAGATAACATTGTAGAACTAGCACTACAAATAGAAGAAGACATAGCAATCATGCACAATGGATTACTAAGTGCTATATGCTTTTGTTTTCCTAGTAGCTGGGTGCCTGCAGATAGGATTGGACAGAGCTTAACTAACATACACAAATCTGTTGCAGACGGTGATATGTTGGTCAAAGCCAGTGACAGGTTAACTAGTACAATGGCCGATGCTGGCCAAAGCAGTTTTCGCAGATGGGTTTGGACTATTACAACTAGTCCAGAACTAAGTAATCATCCTAGTAGAAAATCAAACATTGTGCCTAAATCGTTAGATGATTTATATTTTAGAGTTGAAACTCAAACTACAGAACCTTTAGGCGACAATGTGTCTAGTTTATTTTTTGTCAAAGTAGATGTATGTCCGTTAAAAGACGTTTGGGCTGAAAATGCTGATTCCATTTTAGAAAGTATTAATTCAATGACTGATAGCATTTTGACTTATAAAAATTTACAAACTATAAAACAAATACTAAATAGTTGTGAGTAAGGTTTAATCAGCCACAAATGATTACTGCGGTATTTGCAAGCCATAAATTGCATAGGAGATAAAATTTGTACGTAGACGCATTCTTTCAGCGTGACGCTGATATTGTTAAGGTAGTTGAACGTAACGATAAGGGACAAAGAGTATTCAAAGAATTCCCAGTTCGTTACACATTCTACTATCCAGATCCCCGAGGTAAGTACCAATCAATTTACGGTGAACCTCTCACAAGAGTTGTATGTAAAAATAGCAAAGACTTCCGCAAGGAAATGGCTATTAACTCAAACAAAAAATTATATGAAGCGGACATTAATCCGATCTTTGTAACACTAAGCGAAAACTACTTAAACGCAGAAGCACCAAAACTTAATGTAGCTTTTTGGGATATTGAGGTGGACTTTGATCCGGAACGTGGCTATGCATCACCGGACGATGCATTTATGCCAATTACTGCTATCGCTGTTCACCTACAATGGTTAGATACGCTAGTATGTCTTGCTATTCCTCCAAAAGGAATGAGTGTAAAGGAAGCAGAAGAACTTGTCAAAGACTTTCCTAACACACATATCTTTGACAATGAAGCAGACTTGCTTGATACTTTTTTAAACTTAATTCAAGATGCTGATATCCTTAGTGGTTGGAACAGTGAAGGCTTTGATATGCCCTATACTGTTAACCGTATTACTAAAGTATTAAGCAAAGATGACACACGTAGACTGTGTCTGTGGGATCAATATCCTAAGAAACGTGAATATGAAAAGTTTGGTAAGACTGCTACAACTTATGACCTACATGGCCGTGTACACTTAGACAGTCTCGAGCTCTACAGAAAGTACACATATGAAGAACGACACACTTATCGACTTGATGCTATAGGTGAAATGGAAATTGGAGAAACTAAAACAGTCTACGAAGGTACACTAGATCAACTCTACAACAATGACTTCCGCAAGTTTGTTGAATATAACAGGCAAGACTGTGCTCTACTTAATAAACTGGATCAAAAACTCAAGTTCTTAGATCTAAGCAATAAACTAGCACATGAATGTACAGTATTGTTACAGACCACAATGGGTGCTGTAGCTGTTACTGAGCAGGCCATTATCAATGAATGCCACCGTAGAGGCTTTCAAGTTCCTAGTCGACCTAAACGTGACGATGATGCTGATAATCAGGCCGCTGGTGCTTATGTTGCGTATCCTAAAGAGGGTATTCAAGACTGGATAGGATCATTAGATATTAACAGTCTGTATCCTAGTGCCATTCGTGCGCTCAACATGGGCCCAGAGACTATTGTTGGTCAGTTACGAGCTACTGCTACTAAAGAATATATTGACTCTCAAATAGCCAAAGGTAAAAGTTTTGCGGCAGCATGGGAAGGTATGTTTGGTAGTGTAGAGTATGAAGCTGTTATGAAACAGGAAATTGGCACAGAAATTACCATTGACTGGGAAGATGGCCATGTTGATATACTAAGTGCCGCTGAAGTTTATAAGTTGATCTTTGAAAGTAATCAACACTTTATGTTATCAGCTAACGGCACTATTTTTACTTATGAAAAAGAAGGTATTATTCCTGGCTTGCTAAAGCGTTGGTATGCTGAACGTAAGGAGATGCAGGCCAAACTAAAAGAATCAATTGCCGCAGGTAATAAAATTGAAGAAGAATATTGGGATAAACGCCAATTAGTTAAAAAAATTAACCTAAACAGTCTATATGGAGCTATTCTTAACCCTGGTTGTAGATTTTTCGATAAGCGTATTGGTCAGTCTACTACTCTTACGGGTCGTCAAATTGCCAAATACATGGCAAGTAAAGTAAATGAAATTATAACAGGAGACTTTAACCATGTTGGAAAAGCTATTATCTACGGTGATACTGATAGCTGTTATTTTTCTGCTTATAAGACGCTTAAGAAGGATATCGACTCGGGCGCAATCCCGTGGTCAAAAGAAACAGTAATACAACTGTATGATCAAATTGCTAGTGAAGTTAATTCGACATTTCCTCAGTTCATGCTAGATGCTTTCCATTGTCCTAAAACTCGTGGTGAAGTTATTAAGGCAGGTCGTGAAATTGTTGGATCAAAAAGTTTGTTTATTACTAAAAAACGTTATGCTGTTCTTTATTATGATAAAGAAGGCAAACGTCAAGACGTTGACGGTAAACCTGGCAAAATTAAAGCTATGGGATTGGACCTCAAGCGTAGTGATACTCCAGAATTTATTCAAAACTTTTTAAGTGATGTTCTTGAACGTGTACTATCTGGTGCTGAAGAAAATGATGTTTTAGACATGATTACTAATTTCCGCACTGAGTTTAAAGCCCGACCGGGTTGGGAAAAAGGATCGCCTAAACGTGCTAACAACATCACTGAATATCAGCGCAAAGAAGAAAAGGCAGGTAAAGCCAATATGCCAGGACATGTTCGTGCTAGTATTAATTGGAATACTTTAAAACGAATGTACGATGACAAATATTCAATGCAGATTACAGATGGTGCCAAGGTAATTGTCTGTAAACTCAAAGATAACCCTTTAGGATTTACTAGTGTAGCTTATCCGGTAGATGAACTAAGACTGCCTAAATGGTTTAAGGATCTTCCTTTTGATCACGACGAAATGGAAGCTACTATTATTGATAACAAGCTAGAAAACCTTATTGGTGTTCTAAATTGGGATATCAGATCTACCGAACAGACAAATACTTTTAACAAATTATTTGACTTTTAACCTAAATACCTCTATACTAATACAAAGGACTAATCATGAAAGACATCTTAACCGACATCGTAACACATACACACAGCTTAGGAATTATTCCGCTAGTTAAAATTACAGGCGATGATAAAGAAACTGTAATCGAATCAATGGCTGAAGATCGTTCAGTTATTATCAATGCCAAAACAAAAACTCCTGTTGATGAATTTGACGGTGTATTTGGAATGCCCAACTTAGACAAACTAAGTTTACATTTGCGTAATCCAGAATACAAAGAAAATGCTAAGATTGAAGTAGTCAAGGCAGAACGCAACGGCAAAGAAATTCCAGTAAGCCTACACTTTGAAAATGAAGGCGGTGACTTTGTTAATGACTATCGTTTTATGAACAGTGAAATCATTAACGAAAAACTTAAGACTGTTAAGTTTAAAGGTGCTACATGGGATGTAGAGTTTGAACCTACTATGGCTGCTGTTAGCAGACTAAAATTACAGGCTGCTGCTCACAGCGAAGAAAATGTATTCCAGGTCAAGACAGACAATGGAAACTTAGTCTTTAGCTTTGGTGATGCTAGCACACACGCAGGTAGTTTTGTATTCCAGTCTGATGTTAAAACAAAACTAAAGCAGTCATGGGCTTGGCCTGTTACACAAGTTATGAGCATTCTTAACTTAGACGGTGATAAGACTATGAAGATTGCCGACGCAGGTGCTATGATGATCACTGTTGACAGCGGACTAGCAACATACGATTACATCTTACCAGCACAAAGCAAGTAATGAATAGAGATTTAACTAGTACACAAAAAGACTATGCAGTGTTCTTGCCTGCAACGTCTGGCTTTTATGCTACGTTTATAGGCAAGCAACGCTACGGTAACTATGTAGATCCTGCACGTATCCCTGCAAGTTTTACAAACGGTGTAGAAAGTCTTAATTATCTAGAACCAGATAAGGGTGCATTTTACTACAACTGGTGTCTTTACTCTGCAGGCCATGCTAATTTAGATCTTAATAAAAAAGACGAAAGCGAGGACATGTTCCGTAATCGCAATCGTGCTACTAGTTGGGTTCTAGGTGACTCAGGTGGTTTCCAGATTGGTAAAGGTGTATGGGAAGCTGATTGGAAAGATCCTAATTGTCCTAAAGCACAAAAGAAACGTAGCCAAGTGTTAACATGGATGGACACACTTATGGACTATGGCATGATTCTAGATATCCCAGCTTGGGTAGCTAGATCCCCAGCGGGACAAAAGGCCACAGGTATTACTACCTATGCAGAAGCAGTTCAAGGAACTTACATTAATAACGATTATTTTGTTAATAACCGTAACGGTAATTGTAAGTTCTTAAATGTACTACAGGGTGAAAATCATACAGATGCTGAAGATTGGTATCAGCGTATGAAAAAATACTGCGACCCCAAACAGTATCCAGGCAGACACTTTAACGGCTGGGCTATGGGCGGACAAAACATGTGCGACATACACCTAACATTAAAACGTTTAGTAGCACTACGGTTTGACGGGCTACTAGAAAAAGGCAAACAAGACTGGATGCACTTTTTAGGAACTAGTAAATTAGAATGGGCATGTTTATTAACAGACATACAACGTGCCGTAAGGAAATATCACAATGACCAGTTCACAATATCGTTTGATTGTGCGAGTCCATTCCTCGCAACCGCAAATGGCCAGATCTACATCCAAACCGAGACGCAAGACAGAACGAAATGGGTCTACCGAATGGTTCCTAGCGCAGATGACAAGCGATACGCCAGCGATACAAGGCTCTTCAAAGACGCGGTCATTCAAGACGGAATATTCAGAAATTTTGAATCCAGCCCGCTCATCGACCAAGTTCAAATGAAAGATATTTGCATATATGCGCCAGGCGACCTAAATAAAATAGGTAGAGAAGGTCGAACCAGTTGGGATAGTTTTAGCTATGCTATTCAAATGGGTCATAATGTCTGGAGTCACATTAATGCCGTTCAAGAAGCCAATCGACAATATGATTTAGGTAGTATTCCGTCTATGTTAGTACAGGAAAAGTTTGATAGACTATTCTTTAAGGATGTAGTTGAAGCAATTTTTGCTACTAGCGACAGAGGCACTGCTGATGCCGTGGTAGAAGAATACAGCCGTTTTTGGATGAGCATTATTGGTACCCGTGGTGCTACTGGTAAAAAGACTATAAACGCTTCAACTATGTTTGCCAATTTATTTGACGAAGTTAATGATAATAGTGTACAATCCGAACATAGTGATGAATTCACTGACGAAGAAGAATCCAAATTAGACCAGCTCGAATTACAGGTAAAAGAATGACACTACCCGACGAACGGTATCGTGCCGTTAAAATGGCGGAACAATTGTTAAAGGATCTTTGTGACCGTACTGTCACTCCTAGAGTTCCCAAAATTATTAGACAACGTGCAAGCGGATGCCTTAGACATTATCCTAGTAATTGGGATATGCAGCAGGCAGCTGAAGCTAGTCCACATGTGTTTCAGGAACGTATGGAACCTGTGACCCGTTTATTCAAACAATACGAGCAAAACAAAAATGAATCGTGATTATACAACCGGTCAGGCAGACAACATTATATTCTTTATTGGAAATGAAGTAGAGCATACGCCTGCCTACGGAATGAAGACTCTGTTTGTTACAGGCGTACAACCTACTGATGCTATTGACAGTATCTTAAACGATCAAAACTCTTACACAGACACAATTAAGCATATTCGTCATATTTTCTTTGGTGCTAATCATAGTTACAATCCTTCTATCCCTGAAGAACATCATGCATGGGAAGAAATGATTTATTACTACTTAGAAAAAGGATATCTTTGCTCACTTGATATTCCTATGAATCAAGTTGAAGAATTTAACGAAAGTGGTCTTTGTGAGCGTGATAATTTTATTCCGCAAATTCGTGTGCCAATTCCTTACATTCGTTTGTGGAATTATAATACAATGCTTAAAATTGATGACAAAGATTTTAAGGCAACTAATCCCGGTGTATGGTCCCACAGTCTACATACACTAATGGATCGTAGTAAGTTCACAGACTGGTCACAATATAAAAACGACGAGGTTATCAAATGAAAGAATTCGTAGTTAAGGATTCTCAAGCATTTAGACTCAAAGTAAAAAGTTGGAAGTGCCTTAGTCCTTCTGACTTAAATGCTGTTGAATTTGTACAAGAATGTAAAGATAAAGATGGTGAAGTTGAGTTTAGCTCAGTTTATCAATTTTTTATGACAGATGCAGAAATTGCAACACTAGCACAAGGATTAGTGAAATGATTGTTAGACAAGATGTAAGACCTAAAAAAATGATCTGGGTTACCTTTCGCAAAGAAGGTATTCATATGTATCCGGCAGCGGCTACAGATCCTAAACTTGCCACAGGCGACGAATACGATGTTAGTTTTTTAGGTACGCCTCATCGTCACATTTTCCATTTTAAAGTTTATATTGAAGTGTTCCACGATGATCGTGATATTGAGTTTATTCAGTTTAAGCGTTGGCTCGAAAAACTTTACAACGAAAGCACATTGACGCTAAACTATAAGAGTTGCGAAATGATTTCAGACGATTTGTTTGAAACTATTTCAACAAAGTATCCTGGCCGTGAGGTTTGGATTGAGGTCTCCGAAGACGGAGAAAATGGTTCGTTTATTAAGTATTAAAAGGAAAAAAGCTATCATGGCTACTAATTACAAAGGCTTTGCTTATTTTGAATCTCGTCCTGACATTGTTAAGATCTTTGATGATCTTGATGCTTTCCGCGATTTTTGTCGCTTTGAGTTATGCGAGTTTAATGAAGCCAACTTGTATAATAGACAAAGTGACATTTGGAACAGATATTACCAAAGTACTCGTCCACGCAAGCCTCGCGGTGAATATAACCGCAGTGGAAACTATAATCGCAACTACCAACGATGATCTATATTGTTGATTTAGAGGCTGTAGAAACTCGTTATACAGCACAGTGGAAAGAACATGTACCCAAAATTTTTAAAAGGGCAGGACTTGAGGTTCAAGTTATCTCTGGTCCTGAAGATATTCCTAGTGCCACTACTCCTGGTGCCTTTCTCAATTTTGGCGGGACTAATATCTATAAGTCTGCTCAAGTTGAAAGAATGGGCCGTTTATTTACATCCGGAGCAGTTAAGCCTGGCGATCATTTTTTGTTTACTGATGCTTGGCATCCTGGTATCATAAACTTAAAATACATGAGCGAGCTTCTCGGCATTCCTGTCAAGATTCACGCTCTATGGCATGCTGGTAGTTATGACCCTCAAGACTTTCTAGGTCGATTGATTGGAGATGCTCCGTGGGTACGTCACGCAGAAAAATCATTCTTTCATGCAATTGATTATAACTACTTTGCTACCAACTTTCATATTGAGATGTTTTTTAGAAATCTTCTTAATAACGAAATGTTAAATCCGTGGATTGAGGAAGACCTAAAAGAAATTCTTGAGGGCAAATTTCCCAAAATAGTTCGTACAGGTTGGCCTATGGAATATCTCAAAGATATTCTTATTCCATACAAGGGCATGCCTAAACGAGATTTAATCTTGTTTCCACATCGTATCGCTCCAGAAAAACAAGTAGAAATTTTTAGAGATCTTAAACATCATCTTCCACAATATGAATTTGTTGTTTGTCAGGATCAACAGTTAACTAAAAATGAATATCATAACTTGTTAGGAGAAGCTAAACTAGTGTTTAGTGCTAACTTACAAGAAACACTAGGTATTAGCTGTTACGAAGGTGCCATTGTTGATGCTATTCCTATGGTACCTAATCGTCTATCGTATACAGAAATGTATTATGACACTTTCAAATATCCTTCAGAATGGACAGAAAGTTACGAAGCATATGACACACATAGACCACATCTTGTTAAAACAATCATAGAGCATATGGAGAATTATCGCACACGACTTCCTATGCTAGTAAAACAAACGGAGGATTTACATGAGCGATTCTTCTCAGCCCAAGGACTCATTAGAACCATTACTAATTAATGGTCGTAGCTTAGATGATATTATAAAAGAATGTACTATTGATCTTGCAGGTGCAGGTGCCAGCATGAACGACGACATAACTATTACAGCTGGAGGATCAAGTTATAACTATGCTACATCAATTCCAACAATTACACTTGGTCCTACTGGTAGTGCCGGAACCACCTATGCCGGAGCCGGAGGCACTTATACTATTAGCACGTTATCAACAAGTGACACTATAACACTTACAGGCATAGACAATTACTCAGCGTTTAATATTCCTAAAGAATGGGTTGACTGTTTGCCGCCACTAGGTCGCGTAGAGGATATGTGTAAAAAATATCCAGGTTTAAAAATTGCCTTTGACAACTTCAAAGTGTTTTATGAAATGGTAAAGGACGACTATGATAATCCAGTTCCTAAAAAATAAATTCTTTAGTCTTTTAGAACGCACCGGGCGTAAACGTATTATTTTAGATAGGCTTGACAGCGAACCCTATTTAGAACGGTACTACATCTTTCTTACAGATCGTAAGTGGTTTCCGTTTAACGTTTTCTTACACAAATTTTTAAAGAGTGATCCAGATGACGTTCACGATCATCCCTGGCCTTATGCCACACTAATACTTAAAGGTGGTTATTGGGAATGGATTCCTCAATTTAACGAGGAAGGTAAAAAGATAGGTGAAATTGCCAAATGGCGTGGCGCTGGTAGTTTCCGTACCTGTGGTGCTAATAGTTATCACAGAATTGAATTAGATCCCGGTGTTGAATGTTGGACACTGTTTATGCCAGGTCCACACAAACGAGAATGGGGATTCTTAGTTAAAGATAAATGGGTTCAACATAATGACTACTTCAACTGGCGTAAATCTACCAACATATCAAATTAGTTCTCCTACTGGCATTCCTAGCGGAGCATTTTTAACCACTACAGGTATTAACGGAACAACATGGACCAATACTAGTGGATATCAACTTAGTCCGTCAGTAGTTGTAACTAACGATCCTGCCAGTTTAGAAGTCAAAGGTAAAATTATCCACAATGGTCGAGATTTAGAAGAACGGTTAACTACAATAGAAAAAGTCTTGATGATTCCAGAGCGTGATGTTATAATGGAAAAGAAATATCCTAAACTCAAAAAAATGTACGATGCATATATTAAAGAGTTATCAAAGTATAGAATGTGGGAAGAATTAAAGGGCAATAATGAACAAACTAATACTTAAAGATCAAGACTTAAAAAAATTAATTAGCAAGCTCTGTAGAGATATTGCTAATAGCGGTTGGAGACCTGATTATATTGTAGGTATTAGTCGTGGCGGCCTTGTTCCTGCTGTCATGATTAGTCACTACTTTAATATTCCTATGAAACCGTTACAAGTAAGTTTACGTGACGGCGGCGAATGTGTTAGCGATTGTGGTATAGCTGAAGATGCACTAGGTTATCCCAAACAAGAAAGATTTGTAGCAGACGAAAACGATGTTGGGTCAGTTTTAGATGCTGCCAGCTCATTGTTAGAAGAAGGCAGTAATTTTAAGAACATTCTTATTGTTGATGACATTAATGATACAGGTGCAACATTTAACTGGATTATAAATGACTGGCCTAGTAGCTGTTTGCCCAACGATCCTGATTGGAAGCATGTCTGGAACAATAATGTAAAGTTTGCAGTGTTAGTGGATAACCAAGCTAGTAAATGTAATGTAAAAATGGACTTTTCTGCTATGGAAGTTAACAAAGCAGAAAATGATGTGTGGATCGAATTCCCTTACGAAGCATGGTGGGAACAATGAGAATTGAAGACGAAATCAAACTTGACTTTAAGGATGTATTAATTCGTCCTAAGCGTAGTACATTAGCTAGCCGTAAAGAAGTGGATTTAAATCGTACCTATAAATTTAAACACAGTAAGAAGTCATGGACTGGTATTCCAATTATGGCTGCAAACATGGACGGTGTAGGTACAATAGACATGGCTCGAGCATTGTATAAACATCAGATGTTTACCTGTCTAGTTAAGAGCTACGCCGAAGATGATCTTTTTGATCTAACAAGTAAATTTGGCGGGCAATATTTTGCAGTTAGCACTGGTACCAGTGATAAAGATTTTCTCCAGTTGCGACAAATTGTCAATGCTTACCCAGAGATACATTTTATCTGCATAGATGTAGCTAATGGGTATCAAGAACGATTTGGAGATTTTGTTCAAAAAGTTAGAGAAACATTTCCGCATTGTACAATTATTGCAGGTAATGTTGTTACCGCAGACATGACACAGGAGTTAATACTACGTGGAGCTGATATCGTTAAAGTGGGCATTGGTCCTGGTAGTGTATGTACTACAAGGATTCAGACTGGTTGTGGATATCCCCAACTCTCCGCAATTATTGAATGTAGTGATGCTGCTCATGGCCTTGGCGGACATATTATCGCTGATGGTGGTTGCACTTGTCCTGGCGACGTTGCTAAAGCCTTTGGTGCTGGTGCCGATTTTGTTATGCTGGGCGGTATGCTTGCAGGACACATAGAAGGTGGTGGAACTGTTATACATAAAAGTTTTGTTTCAAACGAATTAAGTAATGAAACCGGTACTCAATATGTTGACACTAAAGATTATGTTAAATTCTACGGAATGAGCAGTGATACTGCTATGGAAAAACATCATGGCGGTGTTGCCAACTATCGTAGTAGCGAAGGTCGTACAGTAGAAATTCCGTTTAAAGGGTCTGTTAACGATACTGTATTAGATTTACTAGGTGGTATTCGCAGTACTTGCACCTATGTTGGTGCGCCTAGTCTAAAGCAATTAAGTAAATGCACAACATTTATTCGTGTTAATAGGCAAATTAATGATATTTTTTTAAAATGAAGGTAATTTATGAAAACCGAACTAGAAAGGGCTATGAATGAAAAACTTGTCCCATGGGAAGAAGAAAACATTAAATTCAAATCAGAATATTATTGGGTCTTCAAAGATGCATATCCAGTTACCCAAGGGCATTTGTTATTTGTGCCTACCGAAGACACATTTGCAAACCTATTTGAATGCATCAAAGCAGCGTACCAATACGGACAACTTGGAGTACGTGACGAAAGTTGGGACGCTTTTAATATCGGACAAAATGTCGGAGAAGCTGCAGGACAAACAGTGATGTATTCCCATGTTCATATGATTCCAAGAAGAAAAGGTGACATGGAGGATCCACGTGGCGGTGTGCGTCATGTAATACCAGAGAAAGGAAATTATCGTGTACAGAAGCAGAATTCAAACTCTTGAAGAAAGTCATCGTGTATTAGACAAGCAAATTACCGAAGGTAATTATACTGACGAACAAATTTCAGAAATGAAAAAGCGTAAACTTATGCTAAAAGATGAAATTGCACGTTTAACTAAACTACAGTGGATTGAAGATAACGAACGGGTCGATTTTGACGATGACAGATAAAAAACATAAACCGTTTGATCTTACTAGAAAACCAGAGTGGTTTAGATCTCCGTTACCTAAAGAACACATTGTAACTCTCAACTGGCGCAACCAAGGATCCCAATGGTGGAATGAAAGTTGTGCTTCAGTATTAGAAGTATTTGGATTACCTGGAAATAGGTTTTATTATAAACCTTGTCCAGATTATATGACTTTCACTTTTAAGAATAAAAAAGACGCAGATTTGTGTAGAATATTATTAAGCGAGAGACTGTGAAATATTTTATTGGTGCGTTACTTGCCACAGCGTTTTGGATAGGATTACTAGCCATTATCCCTATGCCTGAAGAACGTATTAAGTTTTACGACTGCGGCATGGCTGAATGGCACCCAGATATACCTAAAGAAGTAAAAGAAGAATGCCGCAAACAACGAATGCAACAACCGTACAACAAGGGAATCAGTACCTAATGTTTGAAATGCCTAAAATTGGTATTATAGGATTAGGATTTGTAGGTAATGCTATAAAAACCGCCTATGCAGATCACGACTTCAATGTTGTTTGTATAGATGTTGATCCAGAAAAAAGTACAGGAACTTATGCAGATCTTGCAGACTGTGAAGCTGTATTTGTCTGCGTACCAAGTCCAAGTAAAGAAAACGGTGAATGCGATACTAGTATATTAAATGCAGTATTATATCTTTTAAAAGATTTTAAAAATGTTATTATCAGTAAAACAACTGCACCGCCCGCATTTTATGAAAAAATGCAAACTGTGTATCCTAATTTAGTTCACGTGCCGGAGTTTTTGACTGCCGCTAATGCATTAAAAGATTTTATCAATCAAGAAAATGTAATTATTGGAGGAATTGTATTAGCATATCAAAGAGAAGCTGAACGTATACTAAAAGGTGTGCAACCTATTAAACATGTTAGATACACTACAATTGGAGAAGCTGCTCTAACCAAATATATTATTAACTCATTCTTAGCTACTAAAGTAGTTTTTATGAATGAAATGGAAGAACTAGCAAAAGCACACGGTTACAAATGGCAAGATATGATTCAATCGTTAATGTTAGATAAGAGAATTGGATCTAGTCATTTGCAAGTTCCAGGGCCTGACAATTACTACGGATTTGGAGGAATGTGTTTTCCTAAAGATACCAGTGCTTTATCTAAAATATCGAGCAAATTAGGTGTACAATTGAACGTATTGAAGACAGCAATTAAGAAAAATACGCTATTGAGGTTGCAAAAACCTAAATAAGATTATAAAATATGTCATCCACGACAAAAACTCGGAGAATAAATTGACCAATAACGAAACAGCACTAGATGCCATGTATGGCGAAAAAGGCTACAAAGAAGCATACCTTAGCGATGTGCTTCGTTTTAAAATGAAACGAGATGGGAAACGTTTCTGGGCTGGGGATAATATCAGCGATTATCTACACGAAAGCGACAAAGAACATCTAATTAACGAAGCAACGGAAGCATTTGAACTAGTGCTTGATCGTTTGCTGATTGATCGTGAAAACGATCCTAACTCAAAAGGCACAGCACGTAGGCTGGCCAAAATGTATTTTAACGAAATAATGGCAGGTAG